TCAGCCTACGACCTGGAGGGGCGCCCGGGGCTTCTGGTAGTCCTCGCGGATGAACTTCCCGTATGTGCGAAAGACCATCTCCACATCCTCATGGCCCAGTTGCTGGGCGACATACCAGGGGTTAGCGCCGGCCGTCAGAACGGAGGATGCGTAGGTATGCCGCACCTGATAGGGGTTCCGGTACTGGATGCCGGAACGCTGCATGAGGGGCATCCAGACTGTCTTGCGCACCTGGGCATCCGTTGTCCAGGGCTCCAGCGTCCGGGGGTTGAGCCACACCCGTGCGCCGCGGAGCATGCTGAATGCCTTCTGCGCTCGCAGCGCCTCCATGGCTTCGAAGTTCAGGTCCACGCTGCGGATGCCTGCCGCCGTTTTCGGTGCCTTGAGCACACCCACGACCTGGTTCTGCTCGATCCGGGCAGTTGCCTTCTCCCAGTCGATGTGTTTCCACTCGAGGGCCTGCAGCTCGCCCGGGCGCAATCCAGAGTTGAACCAGAACTGGATCATCGGCCGCTCATCCTCTCGGCACGCCTGCAGAATCTGCGCGCGCTCTGTATGGGTGAAAGGCTGGATCACATAGTCGCTGGCCCTGCTCGTTTGGCGGATGAGCTTGGTAAGCGCGAGTCGATCGAAGGGGTTGAACTCGATGAGCCCGTCGTTGAGCGCATCTTCGAAGACGCTGCGCAGCGGGATCAGCATGTTCCGTATGGCCTTGCTTGTGCAGTCCATCTCGCTGATCCACTCCCGAAGAGCGGAGGGCGTGATCTCGCGCAGCTTGTTGCTGTGCCAGCGTCGCATCCGTTCGCCGGTGATGCTCTTTTCGTAGCCACGGAACGTCGCTGGCGACATCTGCCCGTTCTCCACCTGTTTGCGGTAGAGCTCCAGCTGCTTCCCCAGTAGCTCCTCCATCAAGCAGGAATGGGGGTCGGGGGCCTTGGCCTTGGCACTGTCCGGGAAGTATTCAGCGTAGGCGAATGTTCCATCCTTGATTTTCCGGCGGATCTCCGCACGAAGGTTGGCGGCATACAGGATGCTTCCCTTGTTGACCGGGCTAGGTGGCAACAGCTCTCTGCATTGCTGCCCGTGCCACGAAAACGCGATCTGAATTCGCGCCCCCGTTGCCATTTCCCGGATTGTTATGCCCGCCGGAGTTGTTGGAGCTGCTTTTTTATCCACTGGTCTGCTTCCTTGATGTTTACATAGAGGTGCCTGTCCACGACACCGCAATGAATACCGTCCAGCCAGGTTCCGGCTCGACGGCGGTTATGGACGGTCATCGGAGAGACGCCAGTCATTTCCGCGAATTTCGTGGCGAGCACCCATTCCGCGCCCAGAGGGTGGAAGGTATTTCCTGGGGTGGCAGGTTCTGTAACTGTGTGTTTCATGGAATGCATCGAATTTGGGAGTGAAATCACGGCCTTTGCCGCACGCAAAGGGGTGTTGTTTCTCCAATGAAAACGCCCCGCTCGGTGGCGGGGCGTGGTTGATGGGGTAGGGGTCAGTGGGGCAGATCCGGGGCCTGGAGGCCCTGCAGCTGGATCTGCTGCAGCACACTGGCGTGCTCGCTGGCGAAGGCCCGCCAGGTCGCAGCTGGGATCGTGATCGGACCATCGTGCTCAGGTTGCGTGGCCGCATCCTGCACAGCCTGCATCGCCGTCATGGTGCGGGCGAGCAAGCCAGCGGCAAATACGGCCTGTGCAAGGTGGAACGCCTCTTCGATCTCGGATTTACTCATGGCGCCGCGCCTTCCTTGCCCTGGGGTGCACGGGCTGCCGCTTCCGTGCCCTGGTTCCATTCCATTCCCAACGCAGCTTCGATGGCATGAATGGCATTGCTGGCTGCAATGCCGCCATGTTTCCGGGTGTCGAGGGCATAGTGATAGTCGCGCAGCGCCTGCAGGACTGCATCCATTGCGGGTCCAGCAGGTGCTGCCACGCGCTCCCGCAGCAGTCGCTCCAGCTTGGTGCGCGACACGAAAGGTCGATTGCGCCAACGCTGGGGCGTGCCGTCCGATTCCTCGCCGTCGAACTCTGTCGCGCGGGTGGTGGGCAGCGAACGCACAGCGGTAATGAGCCCTTCAAAGGAGGTCGGATCGATGAAACCACCAGGTGCTGCACAGTCGGCGCCAACGATCTTCCCGTCGCGGAACCCGCGCCCGTAGCTGGAGCCGTCGAACTGGATACCAGCGGCCTCGCATGCGCTCCACCAGTGCTCTTCCGCCTCGGGTTCGCCCGGTGCTGCGGCGTTGGCGTCAAGGACGCGCTGCAGCGCATCGGCACTCCCGTGGTAACGGTGGCCGCGCAGTAGACCCAGCGCGCCGGCTAGCGTCATCCTGTCCTCGTCGCTGATGGCCGGCGCTGCAGCGGCAGGCTGCTGGGCGCGAGTCCAGACCACTGCAGCGTTCAACTCTTCGCCCTGGGTCGCCGCAGTCGGAGGTGCTGCCTTTGGATTCTCGTTTTGCATGGTTCTCTCCTTCAATGCCCGCAGGGCAGGGCCTGTCCCTGGTCTTCCTTGAAGTCAGGGGGGATCGGTGCGCCGCAGCTCCCGCAGCGCTTGGGTGTGTTTTGTTGCTGGGTCATGGTGATCACTTCGGGGGAAAGGGTTCCACGCGGCCATCGGGGTAGTGCAGCCAGTCGCCCATGCGGCTGGGCAGCGTGAATGCATGGAAGCGCGAGGCCGGCAGACCTGGATGCGGCTTCAGCTCCGTGCCCTGGTAGCTGCTGCTGGGAGGGGTGTAGGGCTTGTTGGCTGTTTTCATTGGCGAGCGGGAAATAAAAAACCCGCCGAAGCGGGTTATGAAGGTCATGCCGGGCGGCGCCGGCGATTGATGGACTCAGGCGCGTTGCGCTGTGTCCGCATGGGCGCTGATGAGCGGGCAGGCAAGGCGCAGGATGACCTTGGCCAGCCGTCTTGCATGGGGTTGCTTTCGCGCATCGGGGGTGCTGTACACCCAGCGTGCGCATTCGATGAGCTTGGTGGCCATGTAGACCACGTCCTGCGTGGGCCGCTGCGGCTGGTCACCGTTGTCGAACAGCTGGATGCTGCCGGCCTTCGGGTAGTCGGCCAGCCAGCAGTACAGCTTGGGCGGCACGTGGTAGCCCACGGTGCACGTGGGCTCCGGGCTGATGCACACCGTCGTCGCCAACTGCGGCGCGCTACGCTGTGGCGCGATGCTGTTGAGCGCGTCGAGCAGTTGGTGCCCGTTGAGCGTCAGCGGCTGCTGCTGGGCCTGGGCAACGGCTGCCAGGTCGGCCGCCATTACATCCAGCTCGCTGTCCGGCAGTTCGTAGCGCGCGGCCAGGTAGTCGCGCATAGCCTTGGTGGTGCTGGTCATGATCAGCGTCCCACGGTGTGGATGCGACGAGCGCCGAGGCCTCGCCAGGGGTGATCGGCAGCTGGGCCAGAGTTCAGCGCGCCCTGCGTGCGTTCTGCGGCCGTGACGGGCGGCACGGGGAACGTGTCGTCATCATCGTGGGGCTGGTGCGACAACGCCGGCCGCGGCTGCGGCGTGTTCGGTCGCTCGCTGGCGCCGGGCTGGTCTTCGATGAACGGCACGGTCAACGCGCCCTTGAGCACCTGGGCGAATTCGATTTCGACCCTGGCCGTCTCGATGATCTGCTTGGAGGTTTCGCACACCATGCGGGAGCGCTCCAGATCCACCTGCTTGTTCAAGTCGCAAAGCATGTCGAGCTGGTTGAACAAGTGCTCGCGCAGATGGCTGATGTTTTTCGTGCTCATTACTTCTCCCGGTCAATAGCGGATGGCTGGGCCTCGATCTTTATGGTGTCGATGAGGGCGGATGCGGTGGCGGTGATGACGCGCGCGCGGGCCAGTGACAAACCAGATCCTCGGCGCAACACGGCCAGGGCCGCAGACAGTTGCTGCGTGACTTCATCTATATCAGTCACGGCAGAGCTTTGGTTGATTTCTTGGTCCATTTTTTGAGCCCCATCTTGTATGCCTTGCAGCCAACTGATCTCTCGGTACGGCCGATTATTTTGGCAATCTCGGCCAAGCTTTTCGTCATATAAATTGAGGCCAATTGCGCCTCATCGGATTCCGTCCAGGGAATGCAATGCTCACGCGCGACGCCGATGCGGCTTTTTCTGGTCTGGACAGCGAGTTCTGTGCGCCCCATCGCGGCAGCGATTTCCTTTATGGGCTTCGCAGAATTCGCTCTCAGGTACTCATCGTCTGCATATGTCCAGGCAGGAGCCCCGCGCCATTTTTTGAACTTTCCTTCCGGATTCCTTTTGCTCTTTTCTTTTGGCTGGACCTCCTGTGGGTTCAGCTTCTCTATATTTTTGAGTGCCTGCCCGAACTGCGCCTTGAGGTCCAACAGCTTTCGCAATTCCGGCGAACCGTTATGGCGCAAAGCAGTGAATGGCAAATCGGCAGGAGAAACGAGTTCAAGGTTTTCAACCGCGCGCGGCATGCCGCGCTTGTTGACCAACATCATTCCTTCGGGAACCGGACCATTCTTGGCTTCCCATTCGATGACGTCCACACGCTTCCAATCGAGCCGCTGCACTCCAGTATTTGAGATTTTTCTTACGCGCTTACCTCGCTTGAGAGTCTCCGCTCCGATAGGCATATGGCCCCTGCTCTTTCCGCGCTGAACTCCCAGTCGCATCTGTCTCACGTAAACAGCGGCCTTGGTGCGTCCCAGCATTTCGGCAACTTGAGCCACCGATTTATTGAGCGATGACTTAATGACTTCGTCCTCGCTTGCAGTCCAGGGTCGCAGCTCCGTCTGGGTCTTTAAATGGTGCCGTTTCCGAATCCCCAGGGTTCTGGCTTTGGTCATCACGGCATTGGCATTGCGGCCGATCATCTTCCCGATTTCGACAGCAGCGGTGGTCAGGTACATGGCCTGCAGCAACTGCACCTCTGCAGCGTTCCAGGCTTTGATCTTGGTCTTCATGATGGTGATGGGTTGATCACAATGGATAGGCCCGCACGCGAGCCTATGCGGCGGAGGTCATGGTCACGGCGTCTTTTTGTCTGCAGTCCATGATGGTTTCCTACAGGCCTTGACCGAAGAAGCGAAAAGCGTCGGCGAAGTCGCTTCGAGATCTGTCGATGCGGACGGTGCCGAACTCTGGGCTCTGGCTGGGCTCTGGGCATTCGGTGCCGCGCTCGTACTCGGCGGTCAGGATTTCGCGCACGCGCTGCACGCGCTCCAGCGTGTGCTCGAATTCCTCCAGCCGGTTCTGCAGGTTCTCGATGGAGCGCTCCAGGATGGCGTGGTAGGCGTCGCGCGAGGTCTTGGCCGTGATCCGGTTGCGCTGCTTCTCCAGACGGCGGATGCCGGTGCGCATCTGGGCGGCCTGCTCCCTCGCGCCTTGCTTGGCCGAGTCCAGAGCCCTGTGCGCGAACTTGAGCACGTCGGGTGCGTTTTCTTCGATGGCCTTGCCGAAGATCTCCCGCAGGATCGCGCGCGGGATGGCGTCCGGGCTGGTGTCGTGCTCTCCCCGGTCGTAGGCGGCTCGGCTGTCCGCGTTGCCCAGCACTTCATAGGCCGCGTTGACGGCCTGCATGCGCGCGGTGTCGCCGCCGTTGCGGTCGGGGTGCGCCTTGCTCGCGGCCTTGCGGTACGCGGCGCGTATCTCGTCGGCCGTGGCATCACGCGCCACGCCCAGGGTTTCGTAGTGGTCTTGCATTGAGGCTCCTTGAGAGGCGATCAGCACAGGGCGCGGCGCGCCCTCTGGTGATGGCCCATGAAAAAGCCCGGCATGGGGCCGGGCTTCTGGTGGTGGGTGACTGGTGACTATCCGTTGACCGAGAACGCGCCGATCAGGACGTCCGGTATTTCTTCGGTGACCACGCCATCGGCATCAGCGACAGGCGCGAAGCTGGCACGCACGACATGGGCAAACTCCTCGGCCATTTGCTCTTCGTGCAGTTCCAGGCCCAGGATGCCCAGGGCGAAGGTGGGTTCGCGTTGCGAGGTGAGGATCGACACGCGGACGTAGAACGTGCGCGCGCCCAGCTCCTTGTAGGGATTGGTGGTCAGCTTCAGGTAGGCCGGCAGCACTGCGTCAGTGCGATCCGTCTTCGCGGCCACGCTTTCCATTTCGCTGCGCTCTGCGGACAGGGCCTCGACCGTGGAAGTGGACTTGTTGATCTGCTCGATGCTGACGCTGCGGATGCCGGCGACGACATGGCCGATGTTCAAGTCCGCCAGGTCCTTGTCGAGCGGCATCACCTGGTCACGCCATTCTTCCAGCCATTCGGCCAGCGCCTTCTGGCCACGGTTCTGGCTGACCAGGTTGCGCAGCGAGGTGTAAAGGGCGGTGGCCTTGAGCTTCACCAGGGCCGTGTTGTCGCCATGGCCGGGGGCGGCTGGAGTGCCCTGGTTCAGCACGGCCTTGGCGGTCATGCCCTCGGCATTCACATAGATCGTGCAGCCGTTCTCGCGGTGCTGACGCACGTAGCGGGAGAAGTCCTCGACGTAGGAGGTGCTCATGCTGTTGCGAGCGCGGCGGCGCAGCGGCAGATAGGACTCCAGGCTGGTGAGGTTGAATTCGTCGTGCAGGGCCACCAGCGCCTGGCCGGCAGTCAGCGCGTGCTGCACCGACTCGTTGCTCTGTGCCGTGGCTTCGGCCTGGGTCAGCTGCTGGATTGCGGATTGGTCGAACATGAAAAGTCCTTGGTTTGGGTGAAAAAAATGCTCGCGGCTTTAGGAGCGGCGAGCAGGGCTGGGGAAAGGCGGTAGGGCGAGGCGGCTACGCGCCTCGGGGGATGAGGTCCATCTGGGCCTCAGGCATCACGGTCAGCTTGCCGAACTTGCCGACGTGCATCACGGTTTCGCGGGAGACCTTCTCGCTCGCCTCGCCGTCGAGGGTCGGGCGCGAGAACTTCATGGCGTGCTTGATCGTGACCTGGTGAGTCTTCTTGATCTTGCTGATGTCCAGCTCGATGGTGATCTTTCCCTTGCGCTCGTTGTCCACGACAGCGGCGCTCACGGACCCCAGAGCGCGGGAGAGCATCAGCATGAACTGGCCGCCGTCAAACTCGCCCAGCACCTCGGTGGGGTCGTTCACGAGGGAGGACGCCGAGCTATTGGCGGCCACCTGGGCCGGCGTGGGGCTGCTGGTGACTGGCGCTGTTCTGGCGCCGGGGGAGGAACCGTTGGCAGGTGTGGGAATGGTGGAGGACATGCCTTCTTCCTTTGGGACAAAAAAGTGCCCGCGATAGCGGGCGGGTGCGTGAGCAGGGGCGGCCTACAGTGCGCCGCCTTCGGTGTCGTCGGCCGGCAGGTGCTGCACGATGGGTTGGTCCAGGTCGGCCAGCTTGAACACGATGGCGCGGCAGTAGATGCCGCCGTCCTCCATCACGTCGAAGGTCACGTGCGGGATCGCCGTCTCGTAGGCCCAGGTAGCGCCGGCCGGCTCGTTGGGCGAGAAGATGGCCTTGATCGCCTTGACGGCTTTCTTGCGCACCCCCCATTCGGCCGCGTCTTCCGCACTGCCGTACTCCCGGACCTGGTCCCATTCGGGCAGAACGCCCTTGGCATCCACCCATGCTGTTCCGCCGTCGTAGCAGCAGATTTCGTCGCGGATCGCGCCCTCCAGCTCCATGAGGTCATCGCTGGCGCCGTAGACGATCACGACGCCGTTGGCGCGCGCGGCCTCGGTGATCGCCTGCGGGATGCGCAGCGGGTACTCCATGCCGTGCAGCGTCTGGGCGAAGGCCTGGGGCGTGTAGTTCGGATCGCGCAGCTGGAAGTCGCCGCAGCTGCAGGTGTACTTGCCCGCTTGGCGGTGCGTCGCCTGTTGCGCATCGGGTGCTGCCGGTTGGACATGGATGTGCAACACGTTCTTCTCGAAGACGTGCGCGCAGGTGTGAGCCTCGCTCATGCTGCTTTCTCCGGGGCCGGGAACTTGTCGAACGGCAGCTGCTTGATGTGCTGGCCGAAGAACACGCCCTTGGACTCGGCGGCCATCAGCTCGTCGTGGGTCTTCTGCGCCACGTTCGGATAGTGGTAGACGTGGCCTGGGCCGCGCGTGAAGGTCAGCGCCAGCGTCTTGCGTGCCGCGTCGTAGCCCATGGTCGCAATCTGGTTGGACTGCACGGGGGTCATGGGTATGGCCTTGTACTCCTTGTCGGAGAAGGCGGCCGGGTCGGTGCGTTTCGTTGCCATGGAGGTGGGCTCCTTAGACCAAGGGTTTGGAGGCATCGCCGGGGGCTGCGGCTTGGCTGCCCGAGGCAGTGCGCAGCGAGGTCTGCACGGCGGCCACGGCGGCGGTGATGTGGCTCTCGGCCACGGCGACCTGGGCTCGGCCGGCCTCGTCGCACACGCAGCGCAGCTCGCGCAGGTTGGACAGCACGGCTGCCAGCAGGGTCACGGTGCGGCCGGTATGCCCGTGGGCATCAAAGCCCGCGTCGTGCATGCCGCAGCGCTCCGCGATGTCCTGCGGGATAGCGCAGACCTGCGCGATGGGGCTGGGAGCCGGTGCGCCCCCTGGGGGCATGCCCAGCAGGCCAGCGAGCATTTCCTCCAGGGACATGGCTTCAGGGCGGCCGGGGCGGGCGGCGGGATCGGCATCGGGCTTGGCGGCCTTCGGCATCGCTGCCTCGGCCGCTGCGAAGTTGGCCAGCATCGACATGGTGGCCAGGGCGGCGAGGGCAGAGGAAACGGGGTTGTGTTTCGAGTTCATGGTGTGCTTGAGTCAAAAAAAAGCCCGCTCAGTGGCGGGCTGGGGTGGTTCAGAAAAGGCTTATGCGGCCTGCTTGGCTGCGTGCTCACGCACGCTTTCGATGTGCTCGATCAGTGCGCTGCACATCCCGGCGAAGTCGCTGGCGTCCATGTGAACGGCGCCGCGGTGTTTCTCCGTAGCGATGCCCAGGGCCGCCAGGGTGGTGGCCTTGACATCGAAGATGCCCATCAGGGCATTGATGGCGCCCAGCGTCATGGTCTGGCCAGCTTCCACGCGCTGCTCGATGGGCAGGCGCTGGGCCGCGTCAGCCGCCGCTGGCGCTGGGGCTGGGGCGCAGGCAGGGGCAGCAGGCGGGGCGCCCAGGGGCAACTGGTCGATCAGCGGCAGCAGCTGCGCATCGTTGGCGGCGGCGGCGTCTGCTGCAGCTGCTGCTGCCTGCGCGTTGATCTGGTCTGTCTCTTCCTGCTCACGGGCCTGGGCTTCGCGGCGCAGCTTCTCCGCTTCCTCCTGGCGAATCTGCTCGCGCTCGGCCTCCAGGCGCGCGGCCTCCTGCTGCTGGTGGCGGCCAATGCGCAGCGCGGCCAGGGCCTGGAAGTCCTCGGCGGCCTTGGTGCCCACGGCGGCGAAGTCGGGGAACAGCGTGATCCAGCTGCCGTCTGTGTGCTCCAGGTGGTCGCGGTTCTCCTTGAGCCGGTCGCGTTTGGCGTTGGCATCCGTGATCTGGCGCGCCAGCTCGGCCTGCACCTTTTCGTGCATGCTGTCGAGCGACTTCAGGCCCTTGATGACCGGCGCAAACACGCCATGCGGGTGGATGAGGTAGGTGGCCTGCAGCTCGTAGTTCAGCGCGTCGATGTGCTCGTCCAGGGAGCGCTGCGCCAGCATCACGATCTGTTCCTTGCGCGCCTTCTTCTCCGTGTCCACCAGCTTCTCCAGCTTGAGGCGCACGGCGCGGGTCTGCTCGGTGATTTCGTCGATGGTGCGAAACAGGCGGTCGATGCTTTCCGTCTGGCTCAGGGCGTGCTGCTTGGCGGCAGCGAGGCTGCTTTCCACGCCACCGCACCACTTCACGGTTTTCTCGGCATCGGCAAAGTCCTGGTCGGTTTTCAGCACGGTCTTGATGCCGCCCAGGGTGCGCAGCGCCACGGACTTGAAGCCCTCCAGGTTCGACGCCGTGACCATGCCGGTGACGTTGATCTGGAGCGCGGGAAGCTGGTCGGGCGCTTGGCCTACCACCTCTGGCGCTGCCTCTGCGGCCGGGTCATAAGCGGCGGCTTCCTGCTCGATCAGGCCCCAGCCGGTGACGATCTGGGCGCGCAGCTGCAGGTTCGGGTAGTACCAGCAGTGGCGTTCTTCGATCAGGTTGCCCTGCCAGTCCCAGTCGCTGGCCATGAACAGCACCTTTTCGAGCGTGGGGCACACCATGCACTGTTGCTCCATCTGCACCTGATAGGGCAGGGGCAGGCTCTCGCCAGTGCAGCCTTCATGCATGGCTTCGCGCAGGGCCGCATTGAGCGACTTGTGCTCGAAGCCCTTGTCTTCGAGCATGCTCAGACCGTCATAGCTGGCGCTGTAGCGGCCGTTGGTGCCCACCACAGGGTATAGGTCTTCGCCGACGATGGTTTCAGCCAGGGGCCGGGCGTAGGCCTCGAAGACGTGGCCCTTGTCGAGCACGCGCTCCTGCACGTAGTCGGAGAAATCGCGCTCGATGCCGCAGGCCAATTCCTTGACCAGCTGGCCGCGCGTCTTGTTCGGGCTGCAGCCCATCATGGCAGGCGCGTCCGAAGCGTTGAAGTGGTTGGCGCGGTGCGCCTTCCACTCGGGGGTGCCTTGTGCAAGGTCAACTACGGTGAAGGTCATGCTTGGGCTTTCAGTTCCGCCATGCGTGCGTCAAAGGTCTGGTCCAGCTGCTTGCGCAGGTCCGGGTCGTTCACCGAGTCGCACATGGCGGCGATGTTGATGAGGGCGTCCTGGGTCTGCGCGTTGCGCATGGCCTCCAGGGTCGGCGTGATGTCGGTGACGACAGGGCCGCTCGCTGTCTTGGCTTCCACGTCCTGCGCCCCGGCCTGTTGTGCCTGCTTCACCGCGTCCGTGAATGCCGTGATCTGCACTGGCGTCAGCTTGGCCTTGGACTGGATGAAGATCAGCATGGCCTCCAGGGTCTTGCGGCCTGCAGTGACCACGTTTACCCACTGCTGCAGGTTGCGGTCAAAGTCGGCCTGCGGGTAGAAGTTGGTGGTTTGCGCCGGCTCCACGCGGGTGGCGGTTTCGGCAGCTGGCGGCGCGCCTTCGCCGGCCGGCACTTCCTCGGCCGTGCCCATGAATATTTCGCCAGACTGCTGCAGCTCGTCGGGGGTGTAGACGCCCAGGATGACATCGGGCGTGTGGAGGCGTGCCCAGCGCTTTTGCGCGAGGTAGGCCAGCTGCTGCTTGGGGTCTTCCGTCCAGAGCGTGCTGTTGCGGGTGCGGGCCTGGGTCATGAGCAGAGTGAGCACGCGCGGCTGTGCTTCGCCGCGCAGCGTGGCCCATACCTTCACGCCCAGTCCCTGCTCATCGGCCTGGTTCCACGCGGGAACGATGAACTTCTTCGGGTGGCCGTTGTCGTCCTTCTTGGTGCGCGATTCGACTTCCTTGAAGCGACCCACGATCTTGTCCCAGGCGCCGAACCACTCGAAGTTGAAGCGGTCCAGCACGATGCCGCTGCTGTTGATGACCGCTGCGACCAACTGTGCCTCGTAGCCGAGCGTGCCGTTGATGATGTGGGTCTTCTGAGCGACGCTGAAAGGGTTCATGCCCCACTGCATGGATTGCAGTGCTATGGCAAAACAGTCGCCAGGGCTGCCCTTGAGGTGGGCGGGCACGGTGGCCCTGCCGCTGGCCATCATGTGGGACAGGCGTTCCAGCTTGTCCATGCTGGCGTCGCTCATCAGCAGCGCGCCAGCCGATGCGGTGCCGGGCTGCACCTGCAGGAGGGGGGAGGTGGTTTCGGTTTGAATCACTGCGGTGTCTCCAGATGGTCAAAAAAATGGCTGAGGGGTATTGATGGAAATGACTGCGGCAGCCAGGGCCGAGACTGCGCACAGGAACAGCCAGAGGAATGCGATGTGAAGGAGCTTCATTACGGGCGTTCCTTCAGGCACTGGACGGTCTGTTCGTCAATCCACTCGGCGTGCATACCCGGGCAATTCCACGCACTGGCGGCGGCACGCTTGAGGTCCGCAACGCTCGGGGCTTCCTGGGCCGCGCCAGCATCGGCGCAGGCGCTGAGCGCCAGGGCCACGAGCACGGCCAGGCACAGCAGCAGCCAGCCGCCGGGGGTGGGCGCCGGGTCCGGCTCGACAACTGGACCCGGGCGGGATGCCTCGCGCAGATAGCGCGCGTCGGGGTCAGCGTTGAAGGGCTCCGTGGGGATCACTCGTTGCATCTCTGCTCTCCTGAAACGAAAAAACCGCCTGGAGGCGGTTTGGGGTGTGGTTGGTGATGGCTGCCGTGTACGCCCCGGCTTTTTTTCCACAACAACCGAAAGGACGGACCTTCCTGCGCAGGTGGGCAACTACCTGTCGCGCCATCGCGGCGGCGCCCGAAGGAGGGAGCCGGCGTGATGGCCCTGGCTTTGGCCAGGGCACGGGAGTCAGTTGAACCAGGTCTTCATGGCCTTGAGCATGTCAGCGGGCCGCTTGTACCTGGCGCCGGCCCAAAAGCCAGCGGCGAACATGCCGACGCAGAACGTCAGCAGAATGAGATCGACCATCGGTCAGCCGTCGATGGCGGCCAGCACCAGGTCAGCGGTGCTGGCAAAGGCTTCGGCTTCGGCCACGGTCTTGGCATCCACGATGTCGAACTTGGCACCCTTGAGGTTGTCGTCCAGTTCGCGCAGGTAGTCGGTAGCCGCGCGGTCGTGGCCCACCTGCACGAACAGGATGGTCAGCTCATCGTCGTTCTGCAGCTTGTTGGACGCATCCACGATCACCTTGGCGGCGGCGGCCTTGTCATCGGGCACGCCATCGGTGAAGACGATCACGAAGTCCTTCTTGTCCGACTTGCCGGCCAGCTTGAGCGCGGCCGTCAGGGCCTCCGCCAGCGGGGTGGAGCTGCGGGGCGAGCGCGCCGCGAACACTTCGGTCAGCTTGCTCGCATCCACGCCATCGAACGAATCGACGGCCTGGCCGTTGAACACCACGAGGCCGATGCCATCGCTGTCCAGCTTGGCCAGGTCACGGGTGAACTGCTCTGCGGTTTCCTGCACGGCCTGCCAGCGAGTGCGGCCCTTCACGTCATCGGTGGTCATGGAGCCGCTGGCATCCACGACGACGATGAAATCGAATTCGGACAGCTTTGCCAGTTGGGCGGCGAGAAGTGTTGACATGTGGTTTCCTTGAAAGCGGGGAGAGGGCGCCCCGAATCGCCATAAAAAAACGCAGCGCCCTGGTGACAAGACGCTGCGGTTTTTCCCCGGCTGGGCCGGGTGGGGAGGCTGGGCCTCCAAAGATGGATCTGGGCTTTTCTGTTCTTGGCATCCCAGTGCATGCCTCACCCCCGTATTCAGCCCCAGGGTTGGACTTCGCGGGGCGGTCCTGGCTTCCTGGCCCCATTGGCCGCGGTCCCCAGGCAATTCCCAGATCCTCAAGCACTTACCCGGCCTGCGAGGGCTGGTGGCTTGTCTCAGTAGTAGTGCGCCGACGACCTCTTGTTGCCCGCTGCCGCCTGCGGAGGTGCTTTGTTTACCCAGCCTGCCAAGCTGCAAGAGCAGGAGCGCTGAGTTCGATCACCTGGCGCCCATCGCGGCGTGTTGTTGCTACGATGGGTGAACTATAATCCAAATTTGGACTGATAAATAAAAAGTGTTCTAAATTTGGACTTTTGGCGAGGCCGGCGATTCTGCAAAATGTGGAATACTGTACGTAATTACAGTTAGTACAAACCGCAGGCGTAGGCGCGAACCTACAAGAGGCAACAGTGAAGCAATCAGAACTGGCGATGGAGACTGAGGGGATTGATATCCAGGCGGGCGTCATGCTTGTGACGTGGCGCGGCGTTTTGCTGGATTGCCGCCGCGTTCGCCGCGCAAGTGAAGGCATGCAGGGGCACGTCTTCACTTGCGTACTGGACGCTCGAGTGGGGCTGGAAGTTGACCGGGTGGCCTGGGATCGGCTGGTGAACCACGCTGTGATGCCGCTTGGGCTGGTGGTGTCAGCGGTGCAACTGGAGAAGGCGCGAGAAATTGCCGCTCGACTCGCGCAGGTCGGTGGCGTTTTGGGTGTTTTTACAGATGTGAAGTGTGCTGTTACTTGGGCGCGCCGCCAGTCGATTGTGTTTGCTGGAGGGGCGGGTTCGAGAACTCAAGAAATTGGACGCACATTGCGTAGAACTTCGCTTTTGCAACTGGATCGCTGATGCGGTCGAGGGTTAGGGCCAGCTCTCGGCCTTGGGCACTGATGCTCTGTGCTTGATCGTCTGGATCAAATGCTGGATCGAGCAGCTTCCAGGGATCAACGCCAAAGACTCGCGCAATGCGCTCCACCTTATCCAGCCCGATGGACGTGACCCCATCGTCGTGCTGCAGACGAATGGCCGTGCCATGACCCAGGCCTGCTTCGCGTGCTAGGCGGCTGACATTGGGCTTGCCCCACTGGGCCAACATGAGCTTCTCAATGGAGGCCCACAGGTTACTTTTCAGTGTGAGGGGGGTTGTCGGTTGTTCCATATTTGGATATTAGACCGAAATTTTCCGCTATGCACGCGGTCCAAATTTGAACATTTAGCAAGGCGATAGTCCAAATTTAGATAGACTTGGGGCATGGAACTTACTTTGCCCAGCATGAAGGACGTGCGAGCACGTCTGATGGCCTTGTCTAAGGCTCAAGTCGAGGCGTTGCAGAAGCTCTCAGGTGTACCTGTGTCGACGATCAACAAGATCCGATACGGCCTGACAGCCAACCCCGGATATGTCACCGTCAATGACTTGTGCGCCAAGCTGGCTACCGCAGAGCAGGAGCCCAAGATGGCGACGCGCAAGCGCCGCAAGCGTCCATCGGATGCTGACCGGGGGGCGGAATGAGCCTGTTCTATGCCCTGTCAACGGTGGGCCGTCCTGTCGCCTACTACCCGCGTATCGCGCGCTTTCTCGGAAGCGTCAATGCGGCCATCCTGTTCGCGCAGCTGCACTACTGGCACGACCGCGGCGCCGATAGCGAACTTGGCACCTACAAAACCTCCGCCGAGCTGGCGGAGGAAACCGGCTTGTCCTACCGCGAGCAGGCCACGGCGCGCGCGGTCCTGAAGGCCGCTGGCTTCCTGGTCGAGACGAATCGCCGCCTGGAGCACAAGGTCTATTTCCGCCTGGTTCCCGAGGCCATAGACGCAGCGTTTGAAGCATGGACGAAAGCGCAATCCGCGAACGACGAAAACGCATTTCGGGAGGTGCGGGAAGCGCAATCCGGTAATTGCGCCAAACGCAGTCCGGGGAGAGCGAAATCGTCGTCCGACGAACTGCGGAAAGCGCAATCCGGTAATAGAACAGAGACTACACACAAGACTACTACAGAGAATAAGCGCAGCAGCGGGCCCACGATCCCCGGTGTACCCGAGGAACTGGTGAACGAATGGAAGGACGTGCGCAAGGCGCGTCGTGCCGGCCCGATCAGCCAGACCGTGATCGACGCGATCCATCGCGAAGCCGGCAAGGCTGGCATCACAGCTGAGGACGCCATCCGCTACGCCGTTGAGCGCGGCTGGCAGGGCTTCAATGCCGGCTGGTATCAGAAGGACCACGGGCAGCCTGCCGGGCGTGCGCCGGGCCAGCAGCCGCCACCCGCCAAATACGCAGGCGCCGCCGCCGCGATCTACGACGGGATGGAACTGTGAAAAACCTCGCACACATCGCGGCGCACAGCGTCCACGAAGCGCAGACGCGCGGCCCACGCGAGGCATCGGCCACCGTCCGCAAGCTGTTTGTGGTGCTGCACGGCGCCTACGGCAATCAGTTCCTGGCCAAGTTTCACACAGGCCAGCTCGTCGAAGACGGCCCGAACAAGGGCAAGGACAAGGGGCCGCTGGCCGCCATGCTGGTCTGGGACGCCGACCTGTCGCGCTTCCCGGGTGACGTGGTGGAAACGGCAGCCAAGCGCGCCATGGCCGAGAGCCCGCAGTTCTCGCCTTCGCTGCCCGAGCTGGTGAAGCTGTGCGAGGCAATTTTGCCGCGCAAGACGCACGCCGAGCTGAATGGCTATGCGCTGTTACCCGCTCCGAAGCTGGCGCGTGTGGAGGCCCGCATTACTCCCGTGGGGGACGGCAAGGACTGGGCGCGCGTCATCAAGGCCCGTGCCGAGGCCGGCGACCAGACCGTGACCTTTGGCGTGCTACGCCACGCGCTGCAGGCGCTGGGCGCCGAGGCCACCAAGAAGCCAGACCAGGACCAGGAGGGGGAGAACGATGCGAACGATTGAGGAAATCAAAGGCCGCTGCGTCATCACCGAGGACGGGCACTGGCTCTGGCGCGGATCGGTGCGCCCCGATGGCCGCCCCAACATCTACGCGCCGGACCACACGCGCCAGAACGGCGGCATGACCACCCAGGCCGGCCCGCGTGCCATCTGGCACATCACGACTGGCAAGGCCATCCCGACCACGCACCGCGCCTACGTGGTGTGCCCGCACCCTACGTGCTGCAACCCGGAGTGCATCCGCTGCACGACCGAGCGCCTGCGCGGCCAGTTCGCCCGCCGCATCGGCCGCCACAAGGGCACCCCCAAGCACATCGCCGCCAACCGTGCCATCAACGTCAAGCGGGCGAAGCTCACCGCCGAGCAGGTGCTGTACGTGCAGAGCAGCCCGAAGACCGGCGTTGCGCTGGCCGCCGAGCTGGGCGTGAGCATGACCACGGTGAGCAAGTGCCGCCGCGGCCAGAACGTGGTGACGGCCCCGGGCGGCGCGCCCAACGTGTTCGCCGGCCTGATGCGTTGAACTAGGGAGAAACGACATGCAATTGCAGACCGCACAAACCCAGACCATGAGCAGCCGCGAGATTGCGGAGCTGACCGGCAAGCGCCACGACCATGTGCTGCGCGACATCGAGCACATGCTGCAGGAGCTGGGCCTGACATCGCCCCAGTTTTGGGGAGAACTTCCCGACAGCTACCAGCGCCTGCAGCGCGTGGCCCATCTGCCCAAGGAGCTGACCATCACCCTCGTGTCCGGGTACAGCGTGCAGATGCGCCATGCGATCGTGGTCCGCTGGCAGCAACTGGAGGCCGGGCCGAAGCCGGCCGAGCTGTCGCGCCTGGACATCCTGCAGCTGGCCATGGAATCCGAGCAAGCCCGCATCAAGGCCGAGGCCCAGCTGGCGCTGGCCGCGCCGAAGGTGGACTTCGTGGACAAGTATGTGCAGGCCACCACGGGCAGCAAGGGCTTCCGGCAGGTGTGCAAGCTCCTGGGCGCCAAGGAGCCCGAATTCCGCCAGTTCCTGAAGGACACGGGCGTGATGTATTTCCTGGGCGGCGAGTGGGTGCCCCATGCCCAACACATCCAGGCCGGCCGCTTCGAGACAAAGGCGGGGGTGGCCGAGCACGGCGACACCAGCCACGCCTACAACCAGTCCAAGTTCACGCCCAAGGGCGTGAGCTGGATCGCGGGCGAGTGGGCGAAGCACCGGCTGGCGCTGGCCACCACGAAGGAGGGCGCCGCATGCTGAGCTTTGAAGAATTCGCAGCTGGCGCAAAGCAGGTTGACCACATTACCGGCTGCACTCTCGGGAGGGACGGCAACTGGGTGCGGTTCGTCGTCGAGGCGTACCTGTCAAACGCCGATGGAAGCGTTGTTGAGCGGGGTAGATCCGCATTGGCACTGACGGCCGAGCAATACGAGTTTTCCACGCCAGGACCCTGGATGCTCCAAACATTCGACCAGGCTATTGCAGAGAAGTGGAAGGGCTACACACGCTACGCCACGCCAAAGGAAATCGCGGCACACAAAAGTGCCAGGGAGGTTGCATGCTGACCTTCGAAATCCCCGGCGACCCCGTGGCCAAGGCCCGGCCCCGCGCCACCATGGTACAGGGCCGCGCGCGCCTCTACACCCCCGCCAAGACCGAGAACTACGAGGCCCGCGTGGCGCTCTTCGCCCAGCAGGCCATGGCAGGGCGCTCGTTGATCGACGGCCCGGTGTCCCTGTCCGTGACGGCGCTTTTCCCGATCCCGCCCAGCTGGTCGAAGAAGCGGCAGGCGGCCGCCCGCGCCGGCACCGAGCAGCACACGAAGAAGCCCGACCTGGACAACGTGCTCAAGGCCATCAAGGACGGCCTGAACGGCGTGGCCTGGAAGGACGACAGCCAGGTCTGCTGGCTGCGCGACTGCCGCAAGGGCTACAGCGACACGCCGCGTGTGGTGGTGACCGTGGAGGAAATCGCATGCGTGACGCCATGAGCACCGACCGCTTTGTGTTCCCGCTGGCCGTGGGCTGCCGCATCTTCTGGGCCGAGGACTACGACAACGGCATGCGGCTGCTGGAGCTGGACTGCGTGGCCGATGACTTCGGCAATCTCGTCGGCGTGCCGCACGACAGTGCCGCGACGGTGGCCAGGGACGCGCAGGGCTGGTCCTACCGCACAGCGGAAACCGGGGCAGCAGCATGAGCGAGTACGTGCCCAACGACCCCCAGGCCGCCGTGGATTACATGCTGCAGACGGCGCCGCGCTTCGCCAAGGCCAAGGCCCAGCGCCTGTACCTGGAGGAATTTCGCAAAACCAAGAAGGCCCTGCTGATGCGCGCCTCGGACGGCAAGGCGGTGGCCGACCGCGAAGCCTACGCCTACTCGCACCCCGAGTACATCGAACTGCTGGACGGCCTGCGCATCGCTATCGAGGCCGAGGAAACCTTCCGCTTCAAGCTGAAGGCGGCCGAGCTGCACGTAGAGATCTGGCGCTCCAAGGAGGCCAGCAACCGCGCCGAGGGGAGGGCGACCCAATGACCAAGTTCAAGACGCGCGTGCTGGAACTGTTTTGGCTGCCCGCGTGGGTTCGCGCCTGCTGGCGCCATTGCACGGGCCGCTTTTTCATCTTCCGCGACGCGAGCAACGAATTCCTGCGCTGGCTCTGGTGGGTCAACGTGCAGCCAGGAGCCGTCAGCGCCGACGTGCAAGCCTTGCTGGATCAGGCGATGGACGAGATTGCCGCGCGCCGCCGCATGGGAACTTGGCCATGCTGACCGGCCGCACACCCATGAAGCGCACAGGCTTCAGGCGCGCGGCGGCGGCCGGCGCCGGCAGCGACTTCCACACCCAGCGCGAGCAGCGGCTGGCCGACCGCGCCGCCCGCGCCATCGCCTGCGCCAGCCCGAGCCCGGACAACGTGGAAATGGTGGCGGCCAACGACATGGACTACATGCGCGCCGCGCCCTTGGAGAAGGAAAACCCGCTGCGCAGCGAGCCCTACCGGCGCTTGGTGGCCGCGCTGCCCTGCGCGCACTGCCGCATCGAGGGCTACAGCCAGCACGCGCACGAAAACGAGGGGAAGGGCGCCCGCATGAAGGTGGACGACCGGCGCGGAATGCCCCTGTGCTGCACGCGCCCAGACATCGAGGGCTGCCATGTGGCTTTCGACCAGTACCGGCTGCTGCCGGGCGGCCGGGACGCCCACCATGCCCAGGGAAGCGCCTGGGCCGCGCAGACCCGTGCACAGATCAAGGAATCGGGCCAGTGGCCCAAAAAGCTGCCCGAGTGGCGAGAAGGAGGGAGTGATGCAATCTGAGCCCAAGAGCGGCAAGCCCATCACCAGCACAGACCGCATCTATGACGCGGTGCGCGAGCTGCGCAGCCTGGAGCAGATCGCTACGCGCGAGACGGTGGCCGAGCTGACGGGGTTGAAGATGGCCGTGGTGGACGACCGCCTGCGCACCCTGGTGGATGACGGCAAGCTCAAGCGCCTGCTGCGCGGGGTCTACGAGCTGGTGGAGGTCTACCCGGCAACTCGCGTCATCAGCAAGACGGTGCTGCCCACGGGCTACGTGAAGTATGACATCGGGGACTTCGTGCTGACGCTCACGCCCGTGGAGGATCGTGTGCTGGCGCAGCTGGGCATGGGCGCGGCCGGGCAAGCAATCCTCATCAACAGCGCGAACCAGCACCTGTACCTCGCCACCGAACTGGCCGCGAAGGTCGAGAAGTTGGAGCGCGAGCTGAAAGCGCACAGGGCCGCGAACAAAGGTGGCGACAGCCCGCAGACGGATTGGATTGCAGCGTCCTAGGCGTCAGGCCTTCTCGCCAGGCTCTGCGGCCCGGATTGCATCCAGCTGGCCGCGCAGCCACTGCGAAGCGTTGGGCATGGCCTCCCAGGTTTCGTATTGCTCAGGGGTGACGCGGGCGCGGATGGTCTTCTGTCCAGTGTCGGACAGCGGCTTGCGCCCAGCGCCGGGCGCCCTCTTTCGGGGTGTGATGGGTTGTTCCATGCGCGGCATTGTATTTGAAATGTGGCTACAAAATAACCCTTCACGCCAGTCTGGCATCTGTTGCTCTGTTTATTCTGTAGCTACAAAATAGAGCCATCAGCAACGCACCAGATGGAACCTGACATGACCCCAATCACCATGACCCCTGAGCAAGTGCAGACCGCCATTTCCGGCCACGACCTCAAGACATTCGCCGGCTGGACTGCCGCCGCCATCGCCCTGCTGCAAGACAAGCCCGAGCGCACGGCCCTCAAGGATTCCGATGGCGTCGGCTTCATGGTGCTGATCGACGGCCACCTGATCGCCGTGCCTGCCAACGATGACGGCAGCCTGACCTTCGCCATGTTCGACGGCTTCCCGGACGGCTCCTGCGACCCGGACGCCAGCGCATGGGACGACCAGCGCGGCTGCTGGGACTGCAGCACGCCACAGGCCGACTGGCTGACGCTGACCGCGCCCGTCTTCTGCACCCTGACCTACGCCGCCGAATGACCGCCGCCACCACCAACACCCAGGAGTCCACCATGACCGCCATGCAGCTGCTCGCCAGCATCAAGAACCAAGCCGGCCGCGCCGTGTACGACGAGCGCGACGACAGCGCCCACTTCAAGCAATTCCACTGGGTCAAGGACGTGGCCATCCGCCAGCGCGTCCTGATCGAGCGCGCCATCGTGCGGCGTGCGGTGCGCGACATCCTGGCCGCAGCTGACGGCGCCTACTGCGTCAGCGTGTTCGATGGCGAGGAATGGCCTGTCAAGAGCTGCCGCGAGCTGGACGCGATCATGGCCGACATCGGCCAGTGCGACGAGGAAATGGTGGTGGTGCGCCACCTGCCCGTGGACGGCAAGATCGGGGACAAGCTGGGCAGCATGTCCCTGGTCTACGGCAACGGCGGCTGGGACGTGATCTGCGACCACACCGACAGCCCTGCCATCCATGAGCTGCTGGCCGGCGCCTCCAAGCTGGCCGACGAGCTGGGCAACCTGCTGTGAAGGCCGCGACCATGAGCACGACCCACACACCCGGCCGCATCCTGTTCCGCGAGGGCGGCGAGGCCAACCAGCACACCATGCTGACCGATGGCGGCCGCTGGTGGCTGGCGCTGCTGGCCAATGGCGAAATGACCACGGAGCGCCAGCGCGCGAACTTCCGCCGCTTGGCCGCGTGCTGGAACGCCTGCGAGGGCATCAGCACCGAGGCCCTGGAGACGGGCCCCACCATGTTGGAGGCCCATCAGCGCGAGCAGGACCGCGCCGACATGGCACAGCGCGAGCTGGAGGATCTGCAGGTCCACCGCAAGGCCCTGGCTGCCCGGATGGAATGCCAATCTGTCGTGATTCCTGCATGCGCCGAGCACGGTGGCACCCTGTCCCTGTCCCTGACCTTGCCATGGCGCTGCATCCACTGTGGCGGCCCGCGCGGCGCGCCTGTCTGGGCCACCAGCTGGGACGGGAGCCAACAGCTGGCGGTGCATACCTGGGCCAACCCCTGCGGCCACACCGAGCTGTACAGCGAAGTGCGCAGTTGGGCTGCCGCGAACCTGAAGGGGGTCGCGCCACCACTCCGCGCCATCACCCGCTGCCCTGACAACGGCTGCAGCGCCGAGGCGGACCCGCAGCCCGGCGCACCGTACCAGACCAAGTGTTCCAAGTGCGGCGACACCGTGCCGTTCTGACCGGCCCACAACTCAACACACCGCCCTCGGGCGGTTTTTTTGTGCCCAGCATAGGGTTAGGCCAATGCATCACGCGCCGGAACACTGGCGCGCATGCCCAAAGACCCAGCAGGCATGAAGCCTGCGCCCCGAAAGAAGCCGACGCGCAAGCCCGCTACCCCTGCCAAGAAGGTGGCCGGCTCTGCCGCACCCGCCCGCAAGCAGCGAGCCCAGGCACCGGCCAAGAAGCGCGCCACAGTCCAAAAGCAGAGCACCGAGGAAGCGGCACAGCTGGGCCTGACTGCGAAACAGCAGCGGTTTGTGGATGAGTACCTGATTGACCTAAACGCCACGCAGGCCGCTGTCCGCGCCGGATATAGCCCTGACACCGCGAGGCAGATGGGCGCTGAGAACCTGTCAAAACCGTACATCCAGCTGGCGCTGGCCGAAGCCAGGAAGGCACAGCAGGCACGCACGCAGATCAGCGCTGATGCCGTGCTGCTGCAGGCCTGGATGATCGCCACCGCTGATGCCCGCGAGCTGACCGAGGTTCGTGTGGGCTGCTGCCGCCACTGCTGGGGCGAGGGCTTCAAGTACCAGCGCACCGTGGCCGAGTTCAACAAGGACCGCGAGCGCTTCATGCTGGACCAGCGCATGGGCCGGCTGCCCAAGGAGGATGAATTCGACGAGCGCGGCGGCATCGGCTACGACCCCCTGAAGGCGCCACACCCTGCGTGCGCTGAATGCCGTGGTGATGGCTTCGCCCGTGACGTGGTGAAGGACACGCGCTACCTGAGCCCGGCCGCCGCGCAGCTGTTCGCTGGCGTGAAGCGCACCAAAGACGGCATGCAGGTGCTCATGCACAGCAAGGAGGCCTTTGCCGAGAAGCTGTGGAAGCACCTAGGCCTGTACCAGAAGGACAACGAGCAGAAGGTGGACCCGCTCACTGCGCTGCTGCACCGCATCGCTGGCGGCAACTCCAATGGCTTCGCCCCTGTGCAGCACGACCCCGAGGCGCCATCTGCTGACGCCGGCCCCAACTCGATAGGCCCGCGCGCCCAGGTGAGTGATGACGATTAAGCACCCTCAGCGCGCTCGCACCATTGACCGCCGTCCGCGCGCCGCAATGTCCGAGCCCGGCAGCCTGGACGACGATGATGCCGTCATCCTCCATGTGGACCAGCGCCGCGACCTGGATGAGCAGCTGGGCGAGGCCTGGGACAAGGCCACCAAGCGCCCCCAGGGCGACATCCTGGTCGAGCCCCCGCCGCAGATGCCTGCCAACGAGGAAGAACTGGCACGGTGCTTGGCTGACCCCGAATGGCGCCTGTTCTCGGGCGCCCTGTACCAGATCATCGTCAAGGGCGACGGCGAGGACGACGAGAGCTTTGTGCAGCCCTTCCGGCCCAACCGGGCGCAGCGCCGCTTCATCAAGCGCCTGTGGCACCGTAACCTGATCTTGAAGGCGCGGCAGCTGGGCTTCACCACGCTGATCGCAATCCTCTGGCTCGACCATGCCCTGTTCAACGCCAACCAGCGCTGCGGCATGATCGCGCAGGACCGAGAGACGGCTGAGGCGATCTTTCGGGACAAGGTGGTGTTCGCATACGACCACCTGCCCGACGAAATCCGCGAGCGCTTCCCCCTGGCGCGGGCCAGCACGAAGGAACTGCTGTTCGCGCACAACAACAGCAGCATGCGCGTGGCGACGTCCGTGCGTGGCGGCACCATCCACCGCCTGCATGTGTCCGAGTTCGGGAAGATCTGCGCCAAGTTCCCGCAGAAGGCCGAGGAAGTGGTCACAGGCTCGTTCCAGGCCGTGCCGCTGTCCGGGATCATCGTGGTGGAGAGCACGGCCGAGGGCACGGACGGCGAGTTCTACAAGATGTGCCAGCGCGCCCAGGCCCTGGTGACGGGCAAGGCCGTGCTGACCCGGGCGCAGTACCGCTTTCACTTCTATGCATGGTGGCAAGACCCGAGCTACACCATGGACCCGGCCGGCGTGGCCGTCAGCAACGAGCTGATCGACTACTTCAATGAGATCGAGCTGTTGATGGACTGCACCATCGACGGCGGCCAGCGCGCTTGGTACGCGGAGAAGCAGCGCAACGACTTCGCCGGGGCCGAGGAGCGCATGTGGCGCGAGTACCCCAGCACGCCGGCCGAGGCCTTCCAGCAGTCGGTGGCGGGCAACTACTACGCCAAGGAACTGATGGCCCTGCGCAAGCGCGGCGGCATCAAGGATGTGCCCACGCTCGACCTCCCCGTCTACACGTTCTGGGACATCGGCAACGCCGACGGCACGGCGATCTGGTTCATGCAGATGCTGGGCCAGGAAGATCGCTTCATCGGCTACTACGAGGGCCACGGCGAAGACTTGCGCCACTACGCAGTGGAGCTGCAGCGGCGCGGCTTCCTCTACGGCGCCCACTTCCTGCCGCACGACGCCAACCACAAGCGGCAGGGCGACTACAACCGCTCCGTCAAGGACCAGCTCCAGCAGCTGCTGCCTGGACACACCTTTTTCATCGTGCCCCAGGTCAGCCAGCTGATCACCGGCATCTATGCCACGCGCAAGCACCTGAAAGCCGCGTGGTTCGACCTGGACGGCACCAAGGAAGGCATCGAGCGCCTGACCCACTACCGCAAGAAGTGGAGCACGGCCGACGCGCGCTACAGGGACGAGACACCCGACAAGAGCAACGGCTGCAGCGAGGGCGCGGACGCCTATCGCCAGTACGCCCAGGCCAAGGAACTGGGGATGCTGACCAGCCTTGTCACCGCATCCCGTGGCTACACCGAGGCGCCCGTGCCCATCTGCTTTTGAGGACATCACCATGCTTGACGACAACACCTACATCGACCCGGTTGATACCCCTGATGGCGCCCTGACCGTGGACGAGTACCGCGAGATTCACGAGGAAATCGATCACCAGCCACGCGAGTGGCGCCCCATCGCTGACAAGGAGATGGACTACGCCGAGGGCAACCAGCTCAAGACCGAGCTGATCGAGGCACAGCGCCAGCAGGGCATCCCCGTGTCCAAGGAGAACCTGATCGGCGCGGCCCTGGAGGGCATCCGGGGCTACGAGGAAGCCACCCGCACAGACTGGCGCGTCACGGCCAACGGGCAGCCGGGCGGCCAGGACGTGGCCGACGCCATCAGCTTCAAGCTGAACGAGGCAGAGCGCCAAAGCAAGGCGGACGACGCGTGCGGCAAGGCCTTCTACCCGCAGATCGGCGTGGGCCTGGGCTTTGTGGAGGTCAGCAAGGCCGACGACCCGTTTGCCTATCCCTACCAGTGCCTGCCTATCAGCCGCAACGAAATCCACTGGGACTGGGCCAGTGAGCGCGACGACATGACGGACGCTCGATGGCTGCGCCGCCAGCGTTGGATGCACGCCAGTCGCTTGGCCCGCGTGTTCCCCCAGCACACGGAACTCATCCGCATGTTCGGCAAGGCCGGTACTGGCTGGTGGACCCTGTATAGCGGAGAGGATTTCGGCGGACAGAGCACGGGCCTCAATCGCGCCTTCGACGTGGCCCGTGAATGGACCATCCATGAGGACCGCTGGCACAACCCCTACAACAAGGAGGTGTGCGCCACCGAGATGTGGTACCGCCGCTGGGTGGATGTTGTGGTGCTCAAGAGCCCAGACGGCCGCGTGGTGGAGTACGACGACAGGAACCCCGCCCATGTCCATGCGGTGGCCAACGACCTGGTTCAGTACCGCCGCGCCGTGGTGGCCCGCGTGCGTCGCAGCTACTGGCTGGGCCCGCACCGCCTGTTCGACGGCCCTACGCCTTATTCGCACCGCTACTTTCCCTATGCCCCGTTCTGGGGCTTCCGCGAGGAAAGCACTCGCGCACCCTTCGGCTACATCCGCAACATGCTGGACCAGCAGGACACGCTCAATGCCGGCAATGCCCGCCTGCGCTGGGGTATGAGCGCCTACCGCGTGACCCGCACCAAGGGCGCAGTGGCAATGACCGACGACCAATTTCGCCGCACGGTAGGCCGCTTGGATGCTGACATCGTGCTCGACGCGGCGGCCATGGCCCAGGAGGGCGCAGTGTTCAAGGTGGATCGCGACTTCCAGATGAACGCCCAGCAGCTGGACATGCTCGCAAACGCCCGGCAGGCCATCGAGCGCGTCAACCCGGCAGCTGCGGGCGCTTTCAGCGGCCGGCGCGGCACAGCCACCAGCGGCGTGCAGGAGAGGACACAGGTGGAGCAGGCCAATCAGTCGCTCGCCCACATGATGGGGAACTTCAAGCGCGGTCGCACCATGGTGGGCGAGATGCTGATGGCCATGATCGTGCAGGACATGGGCAAGACCGAGACCACCGTGGTGATCGAGGGCGACGCGATCCGCCCCGAGCGCACAATCGTCATCAATCACCCCGAGGAAGACGAGGCAGGCTACCCCTACCTGTCCAACGACCTGCAGCGCACGCGCCTGATGGTGGGGCTGGAGGACGTGCCGAGCAGCCCGACCTATCGCGGCCAGCAGCTCAACATGATGTCCGAGGTGGCCAAGTCCATGCCGCCGCAGTTCCAGGCCGTGGTGATGCCGCTCATGGCTTCGCTGATGGACGTGCCATTCAAGCGCGAGCTGGTGGAGGCGCTGCAGCAGGCCGGCGCCCAGGAGACGCCCGAGCAGGTGGAGAAGCGCATCCAGGAAGCCGTGGCCCAGGCGCTGAAGGATGCGGGCAACGAGCTGAAGGCGCGCGAGCTGGACATGAAGGAGCGGCTGACCGAGGCGCAGGTCAAGCAGCTGATGGCTCAGGCAGTGCAGACCGGCGTGCAGGCCGCATTCAGCGCCATGCAGGGCGCGGCCCAGATCGCCCAGATGCCCATGGTTGCGCCCATCGCCGACGCGATCATGCAGGGGCAGGGCTACCAGAAACCCAACCCGGGCGGCGATGACCCGAATTTCCCCACGCCCACGCAGACGGCGGCCATGAACATCAAAGACCCGTACATCCAGGGCCAGGGCGCCGTGGGCGCGGCGGTTGATCCCGAGGCCGAGGCGCTGGCTCAGGCCGAGGCAGAAGCGGCGGCACCCGTGCGGACCAATACCAGCCCGAACTTTCCACCCGTGGCCCGGCAGCCCGAAACCGGCCAGGACGGCATCGAGACTGCAACCACCTCCGACAACCTTCAAGGAGCATGAGCATGAGCACCAAGACCGCATGGCCCACCCGCCAGACCATCGCCCAATACAGCCACGCCGTCCTGCTGCGCGGCGAGCACAAGGCCGGCACCACCATCCGGCTGCAGGCCGATGACATCGTGTCCACGGCTCGCGTGGGGCAGGGCGAGCACATCCAGTTTCTGGACGTGAAGCCCGCCCGACCGGGCGACGTGGTGGGCGCGGTGGCCCTGACCAACGACCCCACGGGCGAGGCTCTGGTGGTGATCGACAAGAGCATGGCCAACGCCGCGCAGTGGCCTAAGCCGAACGGTAGTGACATCGACGTGGCCATGCCGTAGGCCCAGCGCCACCCCCAACACAGGCCGCCCACCGAGGCGGCTTTTTCACGCCTGCCCGGTATAGGGCTTAGGGAATTTCTCGTTCCTCTCAACACTGCGAATCAAGCACCGCGCATGCCGCGATGCGAGTCCCGATGGCGCTTTTGCGCTTCGGAAATGTGAGCAGATGGAGCGCGCCCCAAAGGCACGCACCGGATTGCTGCCCCTTGCGGCCACGGCGACATGTGGCGGGAAAGCAGGACGACATCGAAATGGACTTCGACTATTCAAACATCGACGGCGCACTGACGCCTGAGCAGGCACTGCTGGCGCTGGCCAGCGGCGAGGGCGATACCGGCAACCAGCCGGACAACGGTGGCGAGCCCGGCGCCACCCCTGCGAAGGACGACAACGCGCCCGCCGATGGCGACAACAACGGCACGCCCGCCGCGGGCGCCGAAGCCGGCAAGGAAGCTGGCGCCACGACCGACGCGGAAGACCCCGCCAAATCCGTGGTGCTGGCGCGCGATGGCAAACACACCATCGACTACCAGAAGCTGGTGGACGCCCGCAACGGCGAGAAGCACTGGAAAGAGAAGGCGGAGGCGGCCGAGCAGCAGCTGGCAGCCCTGCAGTCCCAGGCGCAGGCCCGAGCAGACGCCGGCAAGCCCGCGACCAAGACCGACAACATGGTGGCCACTGCAGAGGCTGCCATCGAGGCCGGCACGGACGCGAGCCTGTTTGGCGACTTCTCGGAGGAAGCGCTTGCCAAGGGCATCGAGAAGCTGGTGGCCCAGCAGGTGGAGGCGCGGGTAGCTGCCGCGCTGGCACCCATGGCCACCAAGCAGGCGAAGGACGAGGCGCAAGCGCACTACGACGCCATCTACACCAAGCACCCGGACGCGGATTCGATTGCCCAAAGCAGCGAGTTCGAGGCCTGGGTGAACGCCCAGCCCAGTGCAGTGCGCAACGCCTATTGGGGTCTCTTCGACGCCAAGACAGGCGGCACGGCCCAAGAAATCGTGGAGGTGTTCGACGCCTTCAAGGCGGCGACCACGCCGAAGCCCACCACCACCGCAGCTGCCGACCCCAAGGCCGCTGCCAGCGCCGCCGTGGCGAAAGCCAAGACCGAAGTAGACCCCCCCGTGAGCTTGTCCGGCATCCCCGGCGCTCGCGGCGAGGCTGCCAACGGCCTGGACCGCACGGCGGATATGTCCGGCCCCGAAATGCTCGCGGCGACACAAGGCATGTCGCCCGCGCAGATCGAGGCATGGCTCGACCGTCGAATCTAAGGAGTCATCGCCATGAGCGAGAGCAAGACCAACACGCCTGCGGGTCAGGCGGGCAACATGATCCATCAGGCCGTGGGTGTGTTCAACACCTGCAGCCAGCGCAACACGCAGATGCGCCACCTGACGGGCGCCATGCCCCAGGTGGGTGCAGCCGTCGCGGCAGCCAAAGGCAACCAGTCCAAGACGAGCATGCCCATCGTGCAGGCCCAGAACCTGACGAAATTCAAGGGTGACGAAATCACCTTCCACCTGGACAACCCCATCGGCGGCTACCCCGTCATGGGCAGCGACTACGCCGAGGGCAAGGGCATCGGCATGTCGTACAGCGAGGACAAGCTGCGCATCAACCAGGCGCGCTTCCCCATCGACATGGGCAACACCATGACGACCTTCCGCACGCCCTTCGACCAGCGCCGCATGGCCCGGCCGAAGGCGCAGAAGCTGATGAACCAGTACATGGACCAGTCCATCCTGGTTCACCTGTCCGGCGCGCGCGGCTTCCAGGATCACCGCATCGAGTGGTCCGTGCCTGTGAACACGCACCCTGATTACAACAAGATCATGGTGAACCGCGTGAAGGCGCCCACCAGGAACCGCCATCTGGTGGCCGGCGCGGGCACCATTGCCGAGGTGAAGGTGAATTCGGGCGAGCTTGTCATCGCCACCACCGACACGCTCAGCATGGAAGTGCTGGACTCGGTGCGCATGTGGGGCGACAACGTCCCACTGCCTCCCCCTCCGGTGGAGTTCGACAACGACCAAGCGGCGACGGACAGCCCCATCCGCGTGCTCCTGGCCACGCCCGCGCAGTACAGCGGCTTCTCGACGCACCCGGCTTTCCGTTCATTCCAGGCAAACGCCCATGCTCGTGCCCGGCTGGCAAAGGATCATCCGCTGTTCCTCGGCGATGCCGGCCTCTGGAACGGCATCCTGATCCTCAAGAACCCGAAGGCCATCCGCTTCTACGCTGGCGACGAAATCCGCTACTGCGCGGCCTACGACAAGGAAGACGAGTCGGTGTGCCGCGTGCCCGCTTCCTTTGGCGACAAGTGGGCGGTGGATCGTGGCCTCCTGCTGGGCGGCCAAGCGCTGGCCATGGCCTTCGGTGCCTCCGAGCATTCGGGCATCCCCTTCTTCTGGAGCGAAGAACCAGGAGATCACGGCGACAAGATGGAAATGCTGATCGGCGCCATCTGGGGCGCCTCGAAGATCCGCTTCATGGTGGATCACGGCGACCACGAAGAGCTGACCGACCACGGCGTGACCGTCCTGGACACCGCTGTGCCCATCATGAAGCCGCGCGGCTGACGACCTGACCCAAGGCCGGCCCGCAGATGGCCGGCCTTGTCTCTCTACCCCATTCCTTCGGAGGCCAGCATGGCAACCATCAAGAAAAGTTTCATCGGTGAGAAGCAGTTCGGCGGCTTCACGCCCTACGGCAACCTCACCACCCTGCGCACCATCCTGGCCGCCAACGCGGCCGGCGCCATCATCAACTCCGATTCCCGGACGGCCATCGCCGTGGGCGACGTGGTGGTGTTGGAGAAGCTGCCCGAGGGCTTCCTGCTGGAAGACGCCCAGGTGGTCGTGTCCACGGGCATGAGCGCGGGCGCCACCGGCTCGCTGGGCTTCATCTACGTCGATGGAGTGGACAGCCAGGCAGTGCCCCAGGACGCCGCCTACTTCGGCGCCGGCCTGGACGCGGCGACGCCCGCGCGCATCCGCACCGCCAGCAGCAAGGCGCCCGTGCGCTTGGCCAAGGAGGCATTCCTGGTCTGGACGCAGGCGGGCGCAGCCAACGCCAAGGCCGCGCGCATTGACGTGATCGTCCACGGCGAGCGCCTGGGCCCGAACTAAGCGCTGTCAGGGCGGGGCGGGCTTCGGCTCGCCCTTGGCTCCACTTCCAGGAACACCAAATGACCAATCTCCCAGCCGTTGCGGTGACTTATACGGGCACCGACAACCCATTTTTGGACCGCATCTACAGCTCTGGCCTGACCTTCACGCCAGGCCAGACTCGTCTGGTGCCCGTGACTCTGGCGCAGCGCTTCCTGCGTCATTCGGACGTGTTCAAGGAAGGCGAGCCCGAGGCGCCCAGCGCCGCCGAGCCTACCCAGCCCGCGCAGCCAGCCCAGGAGCAGGGCGCCCAGGCCCAGCCCGACGCCGACACGGCCGCCATGCTGGCTGCCCAGGCCAAGGAGCTGGACGTGCAGCGCGAGCAGGCCGACGCGCGCTTTGCGCTGCTGGAATCGCTGGAGAGCATGGACCGCAGCGCGGTCATCAGCTGGGCCGACCAGCACTACAAGCAGAAGATTCCCGCCAACCTGAGCGCGGCGAAGGCCCGCGACATGGCAAAGGGCTTCATCGACCAGTACGGGATGCCCGCATGAACCTGGCTGACCTGATCCGCCGCTTCCGGGTGTTGGCCAAGGACGTGGCGGAGCCGTATCGCGTCGAGAATGCGGACGTGATTGACTGGCTCAACGACGCCCAGGCCCAGGCCTGCGTGCGTGGCCGCCTGCTGGTGGCTGAGAGCGACCCGGCGCTGTGCCAGATCGCTCTGGCGGCTACGAAGGTTTCCTATCCGCTGCACCGCTCGCTCTACGAGCTGATTGACCTGCGCATCAAGCCCGCCGCGGGCGCGGTGCGCCCCGTCACGATCAAGTCGCGCGAGTGGCTGGAGGCAGAGCTGCCTGGCTGGCGCGACGATCCGCGCCCCTGCTGCATCGCCGTCCAGACCGACACCGGCCTGCGCATGGTGGGCAAGGTCGAGGACGGCGAAACCCTGCATCTGGAGGCATACCGCCTGCCGCTCGCGCCGCTGGCCGCCCCAATAGCGCCCGACGATCCAGACGCGGTATGGCCCGCTCCCGAAATCCATGAAGCCCACCATGAGCACCTGATCCAGTGGGTCTTGCACAAGGCCTTCAGCGTGCCGGACAGCCAACTGTTCGACCTCGACCGCTCGATGCTGGCCGAGCGCGCTTTCACAGCCTACTTTGGCCCGCTGCCCGACAGCGACATGCGGCGCCAGACACGCGAGGACGTGCAGCACTACATCAGGGGGTACCTGCCGTGAGCAGACGCACTATCGAGCTGAGCGCGGGCGACTCGGCCCTCATCGGCGCCGCGCGCATCACCCTGGTCGAGAAGTCCGGCCGCCGCGCGCGCATCGTGATCGAGGCGCCAGCGCAGGTTCCCATCGTCCACCCCCTCAACAATCCCAGCGCGCATGAGTGCGCTTCTTCGCCCAGCACGGGCAAGGAGCACTCTCATGGCCAATACCCTGTATGACGCAGCGCGCCAGCGCTTCCTGGAGGCCCAGCTGAACTGGATGACGGACACCATCAAGGTGATCCTGGTCGATACCGGCGCCTACACGCCGCAAACTGCCGTCCACCAGTACCTGGCCGACATCCCGATTTCCTCGCGCATCGCCGGCCCGGTCACGCTGACCAGCAAGACCACCACGGGCGGCGCGGCTGACGCGGCAGACGTGACCTTCACCAGCGTGTCCGGGCCGTCCATCGAGGCCATCGTGATCTATTCGGACACGGCGACCGAGGCCACCAGCCCGCTCATCGCGTTCATCGACACCGCCACAGGCCTGCCCATCACCCCCAACGGCGGCGACATCATCGTCACCTGGGACAACGGCGTGAACAAGATTTTCAAGGTCTGACCTGGCAGGAAACCGAGAGGCGCGGACCCCGCATAGGGCTTCGCGCCTTTTTCATTGGAAGGGAGCATGAGCCTATGACCACACCTGCGTCCACCACCAAGCCGCCGACTCAGGTGGCGAGCGTTCAAGGCATCGCTTCGGTGCCAATCACCATGAACGAGCCTCCAGCGTTCGATTGGGGGCGTCTGGTTCAACTGCCTCCCTTCCAGATGTTCGCCGAGGAAACGGAGCGCCCTGACCGCACCCGACCCGACTACAGCGCCGAGGGCCACGCCGGCAAATTTGTGCGTGCCAGGGGCGCGGGCCAGGATCTGTTCGACCAGTACGCGGCATGGCACGCGGCGAAGGGCTATTGGCCCAATGAAACTCCAATGGGAGAGGTGGCAAATGCCTAAACGATTGCTTGGGTTCTTTAATGGCGAAGCAACGCCTATTCGTGCGCTAAAAGTCCGTCAGGGACTGCCTGTAACTAGGGATGATTCTTTTCCATTGGCTTTACTTAGTTCTGCAAGCGGTGGAAACGGGTTGATTCTATCGCCTGATAGAACTTATGCCTTGGGCTTGTCTCAAACGAGTTCCAATAACTACTGGATATATCCAGATGCAAGAAACCTAGCATCCTATACCACTTCGTCGGTAGTCTTCGCAGGATCAATATCTCACGGTGCAGTGAGTAATGAGTTCTATGCCATTTGCGGGGCATCGCCATATCTATATGTATTTAATAAGGCTGGTACGCTGCAAACAGTCAATACCACTGGCCTAGGAACTGCTTACTACATAGATTTTTCTCCCGATGGTAAGTATATGGCAGTGATTCATAGCACAAATCCATATTTAAGAATATACAAGACATCGGATTGGAGCTATGTAAACGCCACCACCAATTCTGGAAGCATATATCAAGGATGCTTTTCTCACGACAGTAGTAAGTTCGTTGCATTTAATGATTCTACAAATTGTGTCTCCAAATACGATCCCGCGACAGGAGTGCGGACAACAGTGAGCACAAATACAGCCCATCGAGGCGGCAACTCAACGTATGGGACGAATCGAGCTGTGAGGTATCCAGACGGGAAAACAATCATTTATATTGCTTCTAGTTCCGATACGTTAATCAGCTACTTTGACTCTACAACGGACACGATAACAAATTCAGGCGTGGCTGCAGCAGGGTTGAGCCCGGCACATCACATAGTAATTCCGCCAAACACCATTGATGAATATTTTTATGTATTTCATGGATTTTCGGCGTCCCTGAACAGGTCTTTGTCAAAGATAAAATTTTCTGGAAAAGAGATGGTGACGGATGCCGCCGAAAATCTCGCATTGCGTAACCTTGCGCTCACAACAAGCACTGCAAATTCTGCATCGTGTCTTTTTATTGACACCACACCTCACCGTATAGTCGGAACGGTTCGTGACGTTGCAAATCTTCCTGTGAAAAGGATGGTTCGGGCATTTCAGCGGACCAGTGGTGAACTCATGGCGCAAACTTACTCTGATGCTTCCACAGGGAACTACACGCTTCTTTTGGACAATGCAGGTCCGTTTGATGTTCAGTTTTATACGGAGGCGGGTGAGTTGCTGAATGATCTTTTCTATTCAAAAGTGGAAGCCGAGCCAATAGGGTGATGTATGGAAGGGTTTTTCAGCAGCCTGGCAGGTAACGCGATCACGGTTTCAGGTACAGGCGTCCGCTCCATCGCAGCTTTTGACTGGGCAACTCAGGCTATTCTTAATAAAAAAGCAGCCGCGGCCAATGGAGATTGGTCCATGGGACTTCCGCGCGCGCGAAAAGTCGGGCTTACCTACCTGTCGGATGGCTTCGCGCCGGTTACCCATGGACCGTACACGACGCCGCCAGCAGTCGATGCCGACTATGCGAAAGTGATCTCGCTGCTGTACTTGAATGGCTCTTTCAGTGATACCACTGGAATGATTTGGGCTTCAAATGGTGCGGCACTATGGGGTGACGGTCCATTTGAAGGGGTGGGGCGAGTTGAAAATCCTGACGGAAATCCAGGCTGGTTCATGGAGGCGCCTGCAAGCACCAAGTGGGCTTTCGGCCTGAACGATTTCACGGTCGAGTGTTTCATCAACCTTGCGCTTATGCCTAGCGGGTACTACTACAGTCCAATGGGGAACTGGTCTTCCTCGGGGGGATGGTGTTTTTTCGTGAGGCCGAATGGATTCCTGAGCTTTCACAATGTTGGGACGGTCGCAGTATCGGCAGCTGATTCGATCAAGCTCAAGAAGTGGCAGCACATTGCCTACTCGCGCAAGGGATCGATAGGGCGATTGTTTATCGGGGGCCGGCTGGTAGCCGTTATTGATGACACTGTGAATGTCACAGCCCAGAGCGGACTGCGACTGCTGGGCAATCAGACATCTTCCGATTTCTGGCGCGGTAGCGTGGCCATGCCGCGCGTGACGGCAGGCGTGGGGCGCTATGTCTCGGACTTCACGCAGTTCGTGGAAGCTTTCCCCACGGACGTGAGCTGACGACACCCATGGCATACAAGGCTCCGCCCCTATCAGCCCCCGTGATCCTGGTGGATGGCTACGTGCCGCCGCCGTTGGCGCAGCGCGTGCTGCTGGGCGATCCCTACCCCGTGCCGCATGGCACGCTGAACGTCACTTGGCAGGGCGCCAAGCCGTCTCCCTCGGTGATCGGCACGCTGGCTGTGTCTTGGGGCGCGGGCCTCGACATGGAGGTCTATCCGCGCGGTATCGGTTCCAAGGTCACGTTCGGCACTGCGGGTGCGATCAAGCAGCAGTTCGTCGCGGCAGCATCGGTGATGGCGCCTGGCGTGCCTGCGCCAAGATCCGTCCTGCATCCTGGAGACTACGTCGGCGCCCAGCACCGGCTTAATGTCTCATGGCAGGGAGCAGAACCCTACGGCGCGCCATTCGGTTCGATCATCGGCACCTGGTCGCACAACCGCTACGTGGCGCCACTGGGTATCGGCATCCACGAGGTGCCCAACCCGTTGGTGATCCAGCAGCAGCTGGTCAAGGGCGCTGGCGGCATCTTCACCTTCGCATCGGGGTCGAAGCACTACACCCTCCTCGACTGGCAATATGCGCCGCCCCAGTGGCGACTTGATGCGACTTGGGTTGGCAAGGACGAGTACCTGCCGGCCAAGGGCACGTTGAGCGCGGCATGGGCGCTGCCTCAGGAGGCAAAGCAGGTATCGCTGACGGGCTGGGACAGCGCTGCATTCGGCCAGGTCTCGCTGCCTGTGGTGAAGCCTGCCGGCTGGGTGTCGGCAGCAGTGCCTGCGCCAAACGTGCGCAACACGGCGGTGCCGATTCGTCCTGGCGGGTTCAATGCACAGGCCTTCGGCACGCTGCGGATCTGGAACTGGCGCCAGTACGTGCCGATGAACAGCTTCGCCAGCGAGCGATTCGGCGCGGCCTACGTGATCGGCGGGTTGAAGGAAATCAAGCCCGCTGGGCTGGCCCCACCAGCGCTTGGCACGGTCAAGGTGGTGAACACGCGGGCTGACCAACACGCGCGGCCGGAGGCGATCAAGCCGATCGACGTGCCTCGGCCGGCCGTGTCGCCACAGATCCTGCGACCGATTGGCATGCTCGGCACGGTGGTGGGTTCGCACCTGGTGCAGTTCCCACCGCACCCCGTGGGCTGGCTGTCGTCGGCCATGGGCTATCCCGTGGTGGACTTCAAGACCAAGCTGGTGAGGCCGGCCGGCATCGATGCCTACTCGACCGGCTACCCACGGGTTCGCGACCGCGCGCAGAAGGTGTGGCCTATCTCGGCCCCGGTGTCTGCAGTCTTTGGCGACGTGGCGATCCGCCTGCGCACGTTCAAGATCAACGTGCCAGGCTTCGATGCGCATGAGCCGAGCCCCTGGGCCCTGCTGGCAAACGTGCGGCGCTTGCTGGGGCCGCTGGCCATCGCTGCCCCAGGCATGGGCTTGGCCGCCATCAGGAACAAGTCGCCGAACATCACGCCCAAGGCGTTCGATGCATCACTGTTTGGTGCGCACGACATCGGCGGGCCGCTCAAGCGCATCAGCCCCAAGGGCATCCCGTCGCCGTTTGAGGCCATCCCATCGCCCGTTCTGTGGCGAACGCCCAGCTTCGCGCCCAGTGGCGTCGCTGCGCCGCCAGTGCCCGAGCCCACGGTGTGGCTGCGCCGCCGCGCGTTCGACATCGGCGGCTTCGAGACGCTGCGCGTTGGCCAGCCTGGTGTGGACTTCCGCTGGCGCAAGGTGCCACTGGAGGGGTTTGGGATCGCCGCTGGCACCTACGGTGCGCCGCGCGTGGAGCACACGCTGCGCGGCATCGGTCCTGCAGGCTGGAGCCGCGAGGCCTTCGGTGATGCGTGGCTGTCGTTCCGGCGCCGCTACATTGAGCCGCGTGGCATCGACTTTGTGGAAATGTCGCGCCAGCGTGTGGGCGGCACGCAGCATGTCGGCCCGGAGGGCTTCGAGGCCACGCGCTGGCTGACGCGCATCATTCCCGAGGCTCAGGAGATTTTCCCCAAGACCTTCGGCGCGGCCTATGGTCTGGCTACGGTGGGCCTGTACCGGCGCCACCTGCGGCCCGAGGGGATGACGACGGAGGTGGACAGCAAGGACCGCTGGGGACTGCCGCGCGTGTGGCACCTGCGCCAGTACATCGTGCAGTTCGAGGACCAGCAGGGCGGGCTGGCACCGCCGAAGTGGGGCGGTTGGACAGCGATCGAGAACCGCAACAAGACCATGCGCGGGATCGGCACGAACACGGCGCTGTACGGGCGCCCCGTGGTCTGGAACAAGGCGCGGCTGCTGGAGCCTTCGGGGATCGCTGCGCCAGCACTGCCCGAATACCAGAAGACGGGCAGCGTGACACACCGCATCCGCCCGCTGTTCCTCGATGGCTTGGAGCCTCCGCTGATCCCACGGTGGGCGGTCGTCTGGAACAAGGCCTTTCCGCTGCGGCCGCGCGGCCTTGTGGCTACGAGCTTCGGCGCCGCTCAGGTGGTCAACACGCGGCGGTACCGGAACGCGCAGGGTTTCGATTCGCAGTCCATGGGCTTCCCCATGGTGGCGTTCCGCATCCGCACGCTGACCTTTGAATCCCGCTACTCCATCGGGCCGCCGCGCATTGATCTGCCCAGCCTGCGGCTGCACACCCGCTATGTCGAAGTGCCCGGCATGGATGGGGCGGTGCGCGGGCAAAGCAAGCTGGGGCTGCCCATCGTGGTATCGCACCGGAACATGGTGACCACGCGGTGGACGCACCGGGATTTCGTCGGGATGCCGGAGCTGCGCAACCGCACGCCGGAGCTGCGCGTGCGCGGTGGGACCATGGACGAGTGGGGCAGTGCGCTGGTGCGGCTCCAGTGGCGCGCCGTGGCCGCTGACGGCGCGAACACGGCGCTGTTCGGCAAGGCCCGCGTCGCCGATAGGCAGCAGCAGGTGATCGTCCCCGGGTTCAACATGATGCGGATCGGGGACAAGCTGACGGTGCGCAAGTACGGCATCGACCCTGTGACAACTCAATACATCGACTTGCGCAAGTTCGTGACTAACTCCAACGGCCAGCAGGAGTTGTCGGACGGATATGGCATTCCTATCCCGCCGGAGCAGGTTGCGGCGCCCAACCTCCTCAAGGGGTATATCAACCTGGACAGGCCCAACAACTATGGCATTGGGCCTGGCTTTGTCGGCCAGCCGGTGGTCACGGCCAACACCATCCGCGTGGAGCCCGGTTACTGGGATCTGCTCGTGGGCGAACCGTTCGTGAGTCTCAAGGACCGCACCATCCAGGTGCCGACGATGGGCCAACTGGTCGTGGACGGCCAAGGGCCGAATGGCATGGAATCCTGGGGCCTGCCACGCATAACGCCGCACACCATCTATGCAGTGATGGAGGCTCCAGCTCAGGCAATGCGCAACCACCTCACCAGTCAGGGCATGCTGCGTCCGGTCAATGACGGCGCGCGGCTGGGCATGCCCAATGTGTCCCAGCAGCGCGGCAACATTCTGTACCCGATGGGCTTCCACAACAGCAGCATCAGCACGGCCTACGGGCGGCCGAATGTCTTCAATCGGTTGCAGCAGATCTCGGTCACGGGCTGGTCCTCGATGCGCCTGGGCTTCATCGTGCTCCCGCATACGATCACGGTGGAGCAGGACCAGCCATTCGAGGGGAGCGGGTTCGGCACGGCCCAGGTGACGCGGCCGCCCTATGTGGGTCCGCAGACGCTGAAGCCGGTGGGCCTGGCAGCCGCAGGCTACGGAGTGACCGAGGTATCGCACCGCCACCGGACTGTGAGCCCCCAGGGCTACCTGGCCGAGCGCATGGGGGCGTCCGACCACCTGGGCAACAACATGCCAACCGGCCTCTACGTCAGTCCCCCCAACCTGCACCCGCAGGTGGGATTCGATGCCCTGGGCATTGGCAAGGCCTGGGTATCGCACAAGGTTCGCGAGATCCAGGTCAAAGGCTGGGACTCGTTCATCTGCGACTACGACCCGCGCAACTTCAAGCACCGCATGCGCGTGCGCCGGCTGGGCGAAGAATCCATCGGCTGGCAGCTCACCAAGCCCGCAGCCTTCGTGGACACGCGGGTAGGCACGCCGAACGTGCGGCCTGGCGTGCACTACATCCGGCCAGACGGCAACAGCGACCAATTCCGAAAAGGAGTCCACATATGAACGTCAAACCATTCCCCCTGTATCCCCTGGCCGGCATCGACAACACATCGGCCCGGGACGATGCCCTACAAGTCGGAGGCGCTGAGCGGCGCGTGTATGTGCGCGAGGCCGTCAACGTGACCATCAGCCACACCGGCCGCGCGAGCATGCGGCCTGGCCTGCGCAAGGTGTCCGGGCTGGCGCTGGACAGCCTTTGGCAGAGCCCGCTGCATGGCGATGTGTTCGCGGTGCAGGCCGGGCAGTGGGTGAAGGTGGACACGTCGAGCTGGGACTCAGCACCTCTGGCCGAGATTGGTCCGGGCCCAGCCCAGCACCTGGTGCTGAACAACCTGGTGCTGGTGGCGGGCACGGCCGGCATCTTCCAGTTCGACGGCCAGGCGGCGCAGCGATTCGCCCTGGATACGCCGCCCGCGCCCATGGTGACTGCCGGCGCGGGTTCGCTCGCGGCTGGGGCCTATGGCGTGGCCGTGGCCTGGCTGCGCGGAGCCATGGAATCGCCGCTGTCGCCTATGACCCAGTGCAAGGTCGGGCCGGGCGGGGCGCTCGATGTGATCCTGCCGCTGTGCATGGACGCAACCGTGACCGGCGCTCGGCTGTACCTGACGCGGCCCGATGGCGGCGAGCTGCTGCGCGGAGAGGACTATTCGATCGGACTCGCGCAGGTGTCGATCGCACTGCTGCCGTCCCTGGGCGCGGGGGCGCAGTTCCGACACATGGAGCCCATGCCCACGGGGCCGCACTTCGGCTACTGGCGCGGCCGGCTGGTGAGCGCGCGGGCCAATGTGCTGCGCTTCTCGGAAGCCCTGGCCTACCACGTCCACGACCCGCGCCATGGGTTCGTGCAGATGCCCCAGCGCATCACCTTCCTGCAGCCTGTGGACGGCGGGCTGTGGGTCGGCCAAGTGGACCATGTGGCGTTCCTGGCGGGCGCGGCGCCAGCCGACTTGCAGCTGGTGCGCAAGACCAGCAAGGCTCCGGTACCGGGCAGCGCGGTGGCTCTGGACGCGGAGACGGCCGGCGAGGCCTCGGGCGGGGGATCTGCCGTGGTGGCCTGGCTGGCCAGCAACGGCTATGTCATGGGCACGGCAGATGGCTCTGTCGTGGAACCCCAGGGCAAGCGCCTGACCGGGATTGCCGGTGCAAAGGGGACCAGCATAGTGTTTGCGAACCGCCTGACAACGGCCGTAATCTGAGGCCTTCGTTTCGGCGCGCATGAGTGCGCCTTGGTCCAACCACCAAGGAGCACCCATGCCCAAGACCCACCTGCGCCGCGAAGCCGAGCGCGAAATCGGCGCCCAGCGCTTTGACATCACCCCACAGGGCCTGTACCTGCCCCGCCTTGGCGCCATGGCCGCCGGCGAATACTTCGGCCGCGTCAACGGCGGTGCCTGGGCCAAGGAGGGCGACAACCTGATCGTGACCGAAGGCTTCGCGCACATGCTGAACGTGGCGTTCGGCAGCACGCCCAAGCCGGCCGGCTACTACCTTGCCATCTTCTCGGGCAACACTGCGCCCGCACCCAACTGGACCGCAGCATCGTTCGCGGCCGTGGCCAGCGAAATCGTGAGCATGACCGAAGGCCACACGGGTGCCACGCGCCCGGCCTGGACTGCGGCCAACACGAACACGGGCAGCATCGACAACATGGCCACGGTGGCCTCGCTGACCATCGCCACGGCCGGCACGCTGAACGTGACCGGCGCAGCTCTGCTGACCAGCAACCAGCGCGGCGGCACCACGGGCGCGCTGGTGTCGGCCTCGTTGTATGCGGCCGCGCGCACGTTTCAGAACGGCGACGTGTACGAGCTGGGCTACCGCATCAATCTGACGACCTGAGCGCATGCACCAGCCGCGCCCCTACGGCCTGCACGGCGACATTCGCAGCGAGGAAGATGCCGCCGCTGTCGAATCGCTGGTGCGCCGCCTCACGAACATCAAGAGCACCGGGAAACTGGACGGCTTGAAGTTGGTGCGGGCGCTGCCTGGCGGTGGCGTGGCCATCGCCACGGACATGGGCGGGGTGCTGCGCGTGATCGTGCAGAACCCGGTCCAATCGGAGCCCCAGGCCCCGGAGTTCGACGGTCGCGCTGGCATGCGCATCCCCATGTTGTTCTCGGGTGTGGTGCGGCAAGCCGTCTTGCAGGCCGGGGCTGGGCTGGTGATGGACCTGACCAGCATGGCCCAGCGCCGGCTGGCGCAATACAAGCCGGGGTCCAACGGGCAGGCGCCAGTCTCGCAGCGCCAGCGCCTGCAGCGCTTTGCCATCGAGTACGCCGAGTGGCATGCGGAGCTGAAGCCCAAGGGGGAGACATCGGCGCTTTTCACCCAGTACGCGGCACTGCGCCCCTCCTGGTTCTCGGGCAGCATGGCCACGGTCGTGCAGGTGGTCGGCGGCTACGGCAGGCAGGACTTGGAGGCCCTGCCCAAGGGCGCCATGGAGCGCATTGAAATGGTGCTGCCCGCGAAGGTGGCCGACCGCGTTCGCCTTCAACTGGGCAACGTGATGCTGCCCTGCTACACGGGCTCTCCGCCCGAGAAGGGCCAGATCCAGTACGACTACAAGTTTCAGGAGACGCATGGGGTCTGCATCGGCGGCGACGGCAAGCCGTGGCTGGTGCAGCTCAATACCCAGGGCGCTTATGCGATGCCGCTGCCGTTGGTGCCGGCCACGACGACGCCAGCATTTCGCGAGTATGTCGAGGAAGTGGGGGACGCCGAGCTGCAATGGTTGCTGGAGCGCTTCGGCGGCATGCCATCGGGCGAGAGCTTCCCCAGGGGGCCGAAGGCCTTCGAGGCCTGGCGGCGCGCGGGCGCCATCGTGAAGCTGGGCGAGCTGCGCGAGTTCTACGACTGCCTGGCCTACTCCAGCGCCTGCGGCTGGGCCTTCAACAAGCGGGGTAGCGAGGCCTTCAACACCTGCTACGAGTTCGGGGACGATGGCTTGCAGCGCGGCCATGCCTACAAGCTGCGCCTGAGCATGGGCGCGCTTCCTGATGGTGGAAAGCTGCCCACGGACTTCCATGTGGATGATCCTGAGGACGCGCGCGCGCTCAATGCCTACCTGTCCGCCCTGTACCGGCAACTGAGCAACAGGCCCGAGCACCTGGCGATCAAGTACAAGCTGCGCCGGGTGGGTGCCAGCGCGGTGCTGGCCCGCGCGCGCGGCGCCATGGGCTCCAACAGTCCGGTACCGGGCGAGATCGATTATTGGGACAACCTGGAGGCCCCGCCACTTTCGGGCGGATCGGCCAGCCTGGTGCGATCGGGCAGCGGCATCGTGTGGGCCGGAGGATCGCCGCGCTCGCATCCTCAGATCAAGTTTCCCGAGCCCTGGATGGATGGCTGCATCTCTCACGACTTCGGCCGGCTGGAGGGATCGCCGCCGCCCAGCACACCCCCGCGCTGCGACACGATCATGTACGGCTACTACGTGGGCGATGACCTCAAGGTGGTCAAGTATTTCCTGGATGACCGGGGCTTTGTCCAAGAGGTGGAAGACAACTTCGAGGAGTGCATGACCGTCGGGTCATGGACCAGCACGCAGACCACCGGCAGCAGTTCGCTGTTGGGCCGTTTTTACACGACCGACATTGATGAGCGCAAGGCGGCGGCTGAAACGACGACCGTCACCACTATCGTGGGCACGGACCTGGGCTACGACTCGCAACCGCACTTCGCCTTCGACTACATCTTCGCCACCTCGGGTGGAATTTGGCGAAACCGCTATTTCCAGCACAAGACCAATTCCAGCACCACCGGGGGCTATGGCATGACCGTGGCAGTTTGCGTGCCCTTCCTGGAGCGCAGCGCTGTATTCCACGCAAAGCGTGAGACGACGACCGGGGGGAGCAAGTCGGAATCGGTGTCCCTCGGCGCGGTGCGCGACCCCAACAGCTACCGCATGAACACCTATGACTTTGTGTGGGCCTGGTCGGGAACACCTTTCGACGGGAACATGTATACCGCCAAGGGTGTGAACCCCTCCCCAAAGGACGGAAACCCTATATGGGTGCGAGGCTACAACTACAACCCCGGAGGGTGCTCCGACTTCGCTGACCAGGGCGATTGGATGGGCTCGCTGCCCCAAGACTACACCTGGTTGGTGCACCCGAACCGCCATATCTGGCAGCACAGCGGCGGCGGCGGCGCACCCAAGATCAAGACATACAACATCACCGAAGGCAGCAAGTCCACCAATGACGGCGAGCTGCTGATCTCCATCGTTGAGCAACCGCGCCGCGTCAACAAAGACCCGCGCACCGGGTATTTCGTCATGTCCCCGGACGAGGCCGGGAATGTCTTCTACGTGGATGCCATCCACAACGCGGCTGGTGAGGCCGCCTACGCGAACTGCGACGAAGCGGATGCCGAGGCGCCGAAGCAGCGCTGGCGCACGGGCTACACGCGCCTGGCTGACCACCAGAGTGCGCATCACTTCCTGGGGGTAATCAATGAGTAAGTACCGCGACGACATGAACGACACGGCGGTGGCGCGCGACAGTACCTGGGTGCGGATCAAGACCGTGGCCGAGAGCACGGCCCGCGCCCGGGACATGCTGCTGTATGGATTGATGACCATGGTGGTGGAAACCGCCGTGGCTTCTGAGCAGTATGTGGACCGTGTGACCGGCATGCTGGCCGAAACCGCGCACGCCAGCGAGCAGTACCTGCAGAGCGTGAAGGCTGCCGGCCTGGTGCAGGAGCATGCTCGTGGGGCGGATGTGCTGGTGAGTGGCCTGCGCTTGGTGCTGGACGAGCACGCGCACGGCGCCGATGAGCTGGCCGGCGCCATGCGCACGCTGCTGGTGGAAAGTGCCAGTGCCAGCGACATGCTGGTGGACCAGCGCCAGGCCCGCCAACTGGTGCAGGAGAAAGCCCGCGCCAGAGACGCGCTGATCGCCTTGCAGACCACGCGAGTGACCGAGCAGGCACGCGGCACGGACCTGGCTCTCGGCCACGCCCGTGTGCTGGCGCTGGTATCCGAGCACGCGGCAGTCTCGGATGCGGTGATCGAGCACACGCAGGCGCGTTCCGTGCTGCTCATCGAAAAGGCAAGCGCCAGCGGCGAGGCCTTCGGCCGCCTGCAGGGCCGCGACCTGGTGATGGACGCGCCGGCCGTTGGCTGGGACGAGCTGGTGAGCCAGGGCGCGCTGCAGGGCCAGGCCTGGACCGCCGACGCGCGCAACTGGGCAATGAGCCGCTGGGCGCCGTTCGGGTTCACAGGGCTGGCCGTGATCGACGGCTCGCTGTATGCGACCGCGCCCGATGGCGTCTATGCGCTGGACGGCGCCGACGAAACCATGGTGGCCGAGGTGCGCACGGGCCTGATCGACATGACGGGCAAGCAGCTGGCGCTGCCCGTGGAGTCGCACATTGAGTACGAGTTACGCGGTACCGCAACGCTGGGGGTGACGCAGACGCAAACTGGTACGCCCAAGACCTTCACCTACCCGCTCAAGGCCCGGCCGGTGGCCGATGCGCTGACCAACGCGCGCTTCGAGTTCGGGCGCGGCCTGCAGGGCCGCCACTTCGCCTACACGCTGCGTCTGACCGGCCAGCAGGCCTACATCAACGACTGGACGGTGATCGCCACCGCCAGCACAAGGAGCATCTGATGACTGAACCAGTCTACGCAATGCAGACAGCGGTGAACGTTGTCACCGAGCGCATGGGCGCCCTCCAGAGTACGGCGCAGCAGTACAGCAGCATGCTGCAGGCTTCTCTGGCCTCGATGGCCAACATCCGCATGGGCGACGTGGCCCAGCCGTCGATCCTGCCGCCGCCTGCAACGCCTGTCCCGTCCATCAAGGTCGGCCAGCAGCCAACGTTCACGCCCGAGGCGTTGCAGACGCCGGCAGATCCGCTGGCCCCCAGTATCGACTCGCTGTTGTCCAAGCTGGACGTGGGCGACATGGACGCTCTGCCGCCCGCCCCGCAGATGCCGGCGCTGAACCTGCCTGCCGCGCCAGGCATGGCCGCGATCCCTGTGCCTGCCCGCCCGGCCATCGATACCACGGTGGAAATCCCGGCCGCGCCAAGCGTGACCATCCCCGAAATGGAGGCGCTGGAGCGCATCACGCTGCCGGCGTTTGAGTTCCCGCAGCTGCCCGACTTCGACGGCCAGGCTCCATCGGTGAACTTCACGGCGCCCAATGTGTTCATCAACTGGACCGAGCCCGTGTACGACTCGGAGCTGCTGCCCGAGCTGGAGGCCAAGGTGCGCTCGATGATCGCGGGCGGCACCGGCCTGCCGGCGCCCGTGGAAGATGCGCTGTTCGGTCGGGCACGCGAGCGCGACAGCGCAGAGACGCAGCGCGCGGTGCAGGAGGCCGTGGACACATGGGCCGCGCGCAACTTCACAATGCCGCCCGGCATGCTGGCCAAGCAGGCCAGCGTGGCGCGCGAGCAGGGCCGCATGCGCGCGGCCGAGTTGAACCGGGACATCCTGGTGGAGGCCGCGAAGTGGGAGATCGAGAGCATCCGCTTTGCCGTGACCCAAGGCATTGCCCTGGAGCAGCTGACCGCGAGCATCTACGACAACGCCTGCAAGCGCCTGTTCGAGGTGGCCCGCTTCCAGGCCGAGGCGCAAATCAGCGTGTTCAATGCACAGATCGGCCTGTTCAATGCGCAGAACGCGGCTTTCCAGACGCTGGCGCAGGTGTACCGCACGCGGCTGGATGGTGCGCTGGCGAAGCTGCAGGCCTACAAGACCGCCATCGACGGCCAGGTGGCCCTGGGCCAGATCAACCAGCAGCGCGTCGAGGTGTTCAAGGCCAAGATCGGCGCCGTGCAGGCCTCGGTGGAAGTGTTCTCCAGCCTGATGCGCGGCGCCCAGGTCCGGGCCGATGTCATCAAGAACCAGTTCGATGCCTACCGCGCAGACGTGCAGGCCTATGCGGAGCAGGTGGGGGCGGAGAAAGCCAAGTTCGACGCCTACGACTCCCAGGTGAAGGGCGAGCTGGGCAAGGCCGGCGTTTTCGAGGCCAACGCTCGCGCCTACGCATCGACCATCCAGGGCCTGGCCAGCAAGGCGGACATCAAGGTCAAGGGCGCGCAGCTCCGCATGGAGGCAGCGCGGGTCCACATCCAGAAGTACCAGGCGGACACCGACTCGTTCAAGGCCAAGCTGCAGGCCGGGTTGAACCGCGTGCAGTACGGCACACAGGTGTTCCAGGCCCAGGTGGACGGCTGGAGGGCGGCATCCCAGGCCAGCATCAGCGAAACCGAAATGCAGTCGCGCTTTGCGGACATGAACACCCGCATGGCGATTGCCTATTCGGAGATGCAGATGGGGCAGTACAACGCCAACATCAACAAGGCACACCAGCAGGCCCAGATCGCCCTCGAAGCGGCGAAGGCCATGGGCCAATACGCGGCGCAGTTGGCGGCCGGCGCCATGAGCGCCATGCACGTCTCGGCCAACGTCAGCGGATCGGGGAGCCAGAGCGATAGCTACAGCCGCAGCCAGAGCGAGAGCACAAGCACGAACCACAACTACAACTACTGAGCCTGCATAGGGCTTTGCGAAGTGAGGGTGCGCCAGAAAAATGCCCCTCAACGTGAACAGAAGGAGGCTCCATGCGAGGCTTTCAACCAGCTGCGGACAAGAAGGTCCCGGCAAAGAAGTCGGCCGGCCCCGTGCGCGGCCCCGGTACCGGAACTTCCGACCAGGTGAAGCAGCAGGTGCAGGACGGTACGTACATCATGCCGTCCGACAGCACCCAGGCAATCGGCGAGCAGGCCCTGGCCGCCATGGGCAAGGGCGATCCGGTGGACGTGAACTTGAGCAATGGCGAGTTCAAGATGCCGCCCGAGCAGGTGCATGCCATTGGCGTGCAGGCGCTGGACCAGATGAAGGCGGCCACCCACACGCCCGCCGCCGGGCGTGGCCTGCCAGCGCCGGCCCAGGCTCCGGGCGAGCCGCCCATGTTCTTCGCTGAAGGCGGCGAGGTGGACAAGGACAAGCCCAGCTACCCGTCCCCTACGAACATCTTCCCGGGCAACCGGCTGCCCGGCAACAGCGGCTCCACCAGCGCGCCGCCCGCGCCTGCAGCGGCCCCAGCACCGACAGCTGCAGCTGCAGCTCCAGCTCCTGCCGTGCCAGCGACACCGGGCAAGCGCTCGGACGAGCTGACCGCGCAGCTGCAAGGCCTGCCAGCGCCGCAGTTCCAACGCGATGTGGTGCAGCGCCAGGCGCTGGAGGGCCAGATTCAGCGCGCCCAGGCGAATGAGCGCTACGACTCGGCCGGCGCCCAGATGGCGGCAGAGGCGCGCGAAGCCGCCACGATGCGGATGAACCGCGCTGCCAATCGGCCGCTGGCTGCCGCCGCGCTACCGGCCAGCACTGGAGCGGCCGCACTGGCTGCGCACGATGCGGGTGGGGCTGGCGCTGGCCGCGGCTTCGTGAATCCGCCGCTGGTGTCGCCCCCCGCTGGGTCGCAAGCAGCTGCAGCGCCGCCTGCCGCGCCCGTGCCGCCGCCCGCCACCGCGCCGGCAGCCGCCGCGGCGCCCAGCGCCAGCCGGCCCGCCGCCCACGAATACGGCCCGCCCGCCAGCGCCGCGCCGCCTGCAGCCCCTGAGGTGATGCCCGGCATCTTCCGGGCCGGCAACAGCTACGGCGACAGCCAGCAGGCGGCCATCACTGGTGCTGCGCCGCGTGGCCTGCCCACCCCCGACGCCATGGCAGCCGCTGATGTGCTGGCCCAGCGCTCGCAGCAGGCCAGCGCCGGCCGCGTCGCCGCCGCGCCGGTCGAGCGTGGCTGGTCTGGCGTGATCGGCACGGACCCCGCGGCTGGGCGCGAGCGCCGCGAAGTGGTGTCTGCGCTGACCACGCCCGTGGCTGGCGCGCGCGGCCTGACCGCCGCCCAGCGCAACGGCATGCTCTCCCTGCTGGACCAGGAGGCGCGCGGCGCCCAGGCGAAGGCCAACAATGCCACGGCGCTCCAGCAGACCGAGATGCAGACCGGCACGCAGCGGGATCTGACCGCCATGCGCGAGGCGGGCGACAACGGGCGCGCCGCGCTGCGCGAGGCCGGCGAGACGAACCGGGCGGGGGCGCGCAACTCCATCGACCAAGGGCGCCTGGGCCTGGAGCAGCAGGTGCGTGGCTTTGACATTCGCGCCGGCCAGCGCCAGGAGCGCTTGCACCAGCGCTACGAGGCCGCGAAGACACCCGAGGAACGCAGCGCGATTGCCCAGCAAATCCGCGACCTGTCGGGCAAGACCGAGCAGGCCAATCGCTTCACGGTGGTGTCAGGCGGCCAGGAGTGGGACGCCGCTGCCGGCGCCATGCGCAACGTGCCGGCCCGGGTGCTCAACAACCAATCCGGCCAGTTTGTGGAGCAGAGTCCCGCCCCTGCTGGCCAACCCACAGGGCTGCCGAAGATTGGCGAGGCTCGCAATGGCTTCCGCTACAAGGGCGGTAATCCCAACATCGAGGCCAACTGGGAAAAGGTGTAAATCAGAGTTGGGCGGGCGAAGGCACGCTGCTTTGCAGGCAGTGCGCGTCAACCGCCTGGGCTTCTGGCCTGACGCCAGGCGGGAAGACGGTCACGATGATGCCGTCCGCTGCCCGGCAAAAGCGCGAGCCCGAGGGGGCGTAGTCCAGCCATGGCCCGGCCACTGAGCTGGTCGTGCGCTCGGCTGTCCATTGCCCAGCTGGCTGGCTGGGCACAGCTGCAATGGCCGGCTCCCTTATCGGTGCTGGGGCCGGGGCCTTGCGGTCCTTGAGAGCGCCGACCATGTTGACCACGGCAAACAGCCACGCCAGCACCAGAAAGCCAATTGGCCAGCCACCGCGCGCACGCTCACGGAACGCCAGGGCATACAGGCCGTAGCAAACTGCCGCCGCCGCGATGGGCAGGGAGGCCAGATACAGCCACTCCATCAGCGGCGACCGGGCAAACTTGATGAAAGGGTGAAAATAGGTGATAGCGCATACGAGTGCTAAGTTTGCTGCTATCAAAATATTTTGTCTTTTGGTTGTCGTGGCGCTCATTTCCTTACCTCCGCCTCCAACTATAACGGGGCGCCCTGTATAGGGTTCGACGCCATCGGGGGCGCACGTGAGCATGCGTGCATGACCGATGAAAAAAAACCTTGGGAACAGCAGTTCGACGGCGGCGCCACCGGCGCAGGTGCCCAGCCGTGGAAGCAAGACTACGGGCCTGACGCCGCTGATGCCCCGGCTGCCCCGCGCGGCTTGAAGGGCTGGGGCCGCGACATAGCGGCCACCGCCGTCAAGGGCGCCATTGCGGTGCCCGAGGCGCTGGTGGGCCTGGCCGACATTCCCACAGGCGGCGCTGCCGGCAAGGCGCTGGCCAACGAGGGCGGCACGGTGGGCCTGCGCTTCAGGCAGGCCAAGGAGATGGTCAACGACTGGCACTCCGACGCAACCAAGGAGGCGCAGCGCAAATTCCAAGAGGCTGATGGCATCGTGGACAAGACCGCTGTGGCCCTGTCGAACCCCAGCCTCATCGCTACTGCCGTGGGCGAATCGCTGCCATCAATGGGGGCCGGTGGCGTGGCTGCGCGCGGCCTGATGGCGGCAACCCGCCTGGGCAAGTTGGGCGCCACGGGCGCGGTGGTGGCCGGCGCTGCAGGAGAGGGCGTCACGATGGCGGGCTCCCAGGCAGAGCAGATTCGCCAAGAAACCGAGGACGGGCTGCTGACGCCTGGCCAAGCTGCGGCGGCTGTCGGAACGGGCGTTGTGGGCGGCGCCTTCAGCGTTGCGGGCGGCAAGGTGGCCCAGCGCCTGGGCATTGGCGACGCCGACACCATGATGGCTCAGGGCCTCAAGGGCGTGGACGAACAGATCGCGGGCAAGGCCGCCCAGGGCGCCGCGAATCCCCTGGTGGCCGAGGCCGCCGTCAAGAGCATCCCGCGCAAGGTCATCGAGGGCGCCATCGCTGAGGGCTTCTTGGAGGAACTGCCCCAGTCCATGGCCGAGCAGATTTTCCAGAACGTGGCGCTGGGCAAGCCCTGGCACGAAGAACTCGATTCGGCCGCAGTCATGGGCGTGCTGTCCGGCGGCGCCATGGGCGCTGGTGCTGCTGGCTTCCGCGGCTTCCGTGAATCCCGCGCCGCTGGCGAGCAGGCCGCGCCCGGCCAGGACGCCAAACCGCTGCAGCTGGGCTACAACCCCGATCCCCTGGTTGTCTTCCCCGATGGCACGGTGGGCACGCGCGCCCAGGTGGATGCCTATGTGGCCAGCCTGCCCGAGGGCGAGCAGCTGGCCGCCCGCGCCAAGCTGCTGAACCAGGGCGCCCAGGCCGCTGAAGCGCCAGCGCCTGCACAGGCCAATCCCGGCATGGCCCGCGTGCGCAACGAGTTCGCGCAGCAGCTGCGCGCGCTTCAGGAGCAGGAGCAGGGCGAGCCCAACGTGCCCCAGTCCGCGCCGCCCGATGGCGCCGCCGCGCTGGCCCAGCAACAGGCCGCCCGCGACATGGCGGCCGCCCGCGTGCAGGCCGACCGCGATGCCGAGCTGGCGGCCAGCCGCGCTGTGGAAACGCCCGACGACGAGATCCTGCAATCGACCGGCGCCGCGCAGCGCCCGTCCGAGGCCATGGGCCTGCGCAGCGGCCCGGCGGCCGGCACGCTGGAGGGCGCTGCGGCCATGTCGGTGGATACCGGCCTGTCGGCGCAGCTGCAACAGGCCGCCGCCCAGGCCCAGGCCGCCGAGTCCCAAGCCAAGCAGGCCAAGCAGCAGCCCAAGAAAGGGAAGCAGCAGGGGGGCTACGAGCCCGGCCAGCAGTGGCATTCCAAGAGCGGCGGCAGCTACACCATCGAGAGCGTTTCCGCTGACGGGAAGCTGGCGCTGGCCGACTTCGGGCGCGGCGACAAGGCCCAGGTGCATTTCGACGCGGAGACAGCCAACGGCTGGACTCTCAAGGGCGATCAGCAGCAGGCCCAGGCCGGCCAGGAGGTCGATCCCGACACGGGCGAGATTTCCGGACTGCACACGATGAGCGACTGGTCTGATGCTGATCTGTCCTCGGCCTTCCGTGGCGCACAGTCGCCAGACGTGCGCCGCGCGCTGGCCGGCGAACTGAGCCGCCGCCGCGCGATCCGCCAGGAGGGCGAGCTGCAGGCAGAGCTTCAGGCCGACCTCGCCGCGCAGGACCTACCCGATGCGCCCGACGACGCCTTTGCCAGCACCCAGGAGGACGCCGGCCCGGTGCCCGAGCGCATCGAGGTTCAGGGCGCCCAGGAAGCCCCGGCCCAGGCCCCGGCGCACGCCCCGGGCTCGCAGGCCCAGGGCGCCAACGTGGCGACCCTGGCCCAGCTCAACCGCAAGAAGCTGGCCGAGATGAGCACCGACGAGCTCCACCAGCTGTCGAGCCTGCTGCCGGCCGACCACGCGCGCCAACAGAAGATTCAAAAAGCGATCAAAAACCGCGCGCAAAAAGCGCCGAATGCTATCAATGAAGGAGCGAAAAACGATGGCACGCAAACCCCTGAAGCCCAGCAAGGTGGCGCGCAACCTGCGCAAGCGCCTGCAGCGCCAGCAGTACCTGCAGCTGCGCCCGCACCAGCAGGAGGGACTGAGCCTGCTGCCCAAGTCCCTGGCATTCAACAAGCTGGCGCTGCATCTGGGCCTGCCGCCCAAGGACTGACCGATGGCACGACCCCAACTCAAGACGATGGCCGTGAAGCAGGCGCGCCGGCTGCGCCGCAAGCTCAAGCGCAAGAGCCTGCCCGCGAGTTCCCAGCAAAGCGCCGTGCTGACGCTGGCGCACAGTGGACCCGCATGCCTGCCGCAGAGCGATCCGCGCTGGTCCAGCGCCTGGACGGAGTAGCGCCCGTCCTGGCGAAGAACCTGCCGCGCGCGGTGTGGGAGAACCTGAATTCGGACATCCAGGGCAAGCTGGCCGACGCCATGGCGCCGCGTGAGCAGCAGGCCGCCAAGGCAGCACCAGCCCCCGCGCCCAAGAAGTCCAAAGCCGCTGAGCAGAAAGAGGCGGTGGACCGCGTTTCAGCCAAGTACCTGGGCGGCGCCCAGGTGGGCGACGCCATCACGCTGTCCAAAGACTTTGAGTACGCGACCGGCCAGAAGGCATACCGGATCGAGAGCATCACAGCCAAGGGTGAGGTACACGTCATCGATCCGGCGCGCGGCAGCCGGACCTCGTTCAGGCTGGACCTGGCCCACGCCAACAAGGTCACGTACACCGTGGCCAAAGCGGCCGAGCAGGGCGCTCCTGCGGAGACTCCGGCGCAGGCCCAACCGGCAGACCGCTTCGCCGACAACAAGCTGTTCACTGCCGACAAGGTGGCCGCGGCGCGCGAGCGCATGCGCAAGAAGCTGGGCACGCTCAACAGCGGCATCGACCCCGAGCTGCTGGTGGACGGCATGACCATCGCGGGTGCCTACATCGAGTCCGGCGTGCGCAACTTCACCCAGTACGCCAAGGCCATGATCGATGACATGGGCGACGGTGTGAAGCCCTACCTGCTGTCCTTCTGGGAGGGTGCGCGCAACTACCCAGGCCTGGACAACGCGGGCATGACCGACCCTGCCGAGTCGGCCCGCCAGCACCAGGCGCTGCTGACGTCCGAGGCGCGCGAGCAGGCCGCCGAGCAGCTGGGCGAGGCCGTGGCCAAGCCTGCCAAGCGCGCCAAGAAGACCGGCGTCAAGGGCGACATGACACTGACCCAGGATTGGGGCGTGGAGCACATCGACGGCTACGGCAACGCCGACCGCGAAACCGGCAACGGCACGAAGGATGCCTTCCTGAAGGAGGCCAAGCAGTACCTGAACGCGGTGGCCGACGAGCTGGCCGCCGCTGGCTTCACCCCGCACTCCGACGCCAAGGGCAAGCCGGGCAAGGCCGTGAGCGTGAACGAGAGCGGCATGGCCGGCAGCGGCGACGTGACCCTGACGGTGCAGCACCCCGAGACGGGCACCAACGTCTACGTTCATGTGGGCGACACGGCCCTACGCGGCATGTTCCCCAGCACGGCCAGCGGCATTGCGGTGATGGCGCGCACTTCCCAGGCGGTGGGCGATACCTACGCCACCAAGGGCCAGAACCGCTGGATGCCCGTTGATCTGTCGGCCTCCGACCTCGCGGCATTGCTGCTGCGCGACGCGCGCGGTACCATGGAAGCGCAAACGCGCACGACTGAAACCAAGGAAGTAAGCAATGGAAATCCTGAGCAACCAGGACGTGCAGCGGATCAAGGCCGAGCACCAGAGGTATCTGGACGAGGGCGCCGAGATAACGATCCCGCTGCACCAGCGGATTCTGGCGACCTGGAAAGCCGACAGCCCGGCGATGTATCTGCGCCTGCGGACGCAGGGCGTGCTGGAGGCGATGGCGTTCGTGTGCCAGCAACGGATGTGGGAAGAGCAGGCCCGGTTGATCAAGGCGGGAATGCCGGTGACGGACGCACGGGAGCAGGCGGAGCGCGAGCACCTGATGCTGGAGCCAGAAAGCAGCGCAGCGTAAAGGCGCCCGAGGAAGTCAGCCCTGCCAACCCTGGCCCCGGCAACTTCCACCTCGACAACCCTCTTGAAATCGTCGGCGGCACGCCCGTTGCCCGTTTCGACAAGAACATGGCAGCCATCGAGCTGCTGAACCAGCTGCGCGAGAGCGAGCGCCAAGCCACCGCAGAAGAACAGCGCACACTGGCTGGGTACACCGGCTGGGGTTCGTTCGGCCAGGAGCTTTTCCAGGGCACCTGGGCCAAGGCCATGCCAAAGGCTGGCTGGGAGAAGCGCGACCAGTGGCTGCGCGACCACCTGGGCCAGGACGAATGGGAGTCTGCCCAGCGCTCGATCACCAACGCCCACTACACCGACCCACCAACCGTGATGGCCATGTGGGACATGGTGAAGCGCATGGGCTTCAGCGGTGGCCGCGTGCTGGAGCCGTCCATGGGCATTGGCAACTTCTTCGGCATGATGCCTGCCGACATCAAGGGCCGTAGCCACCTGGCTGGCATCGAGCTGGACAGCCTGACCGGGGCCATGGCCACGCGCCTGTACCCGGACGCCAACGTCAAGATCATGGGCTACCAGGAGTCCAAGACGCCGGACGACTTCTACGACGTGGTGATCGGCAACTGGCCGTTCGAGAACACGGTCATCGCAGACCGCCGGTACAACACGCTGTCGCCGTTCCTGCATGACTACTTTTTCCTGAAAGCGCTCGATCAGGTCCGGCCGGGCGGGCTGGTGGTGGGCATCACGTCCAACGGCACCATGGACAAGAAGGCGACCCGTATCCGGGCCGCCCTGGCGCGCAAGGCCGAGCTGGTCACGTCGATCCGGCTGCCCTCGGGCGCCTTCCAGGAGTACGCGGGCACCAAGGTGGTCACTGACATCGTGATCCTGAAGAAGCGCCCCCAGGCCCTGAGCCTGACGCCCAATGAGCCGTGGATCAACTCGGTAGCCGTGAAGACGCCGGCCGGACCAGAGGTGTTCATCAACGAGTTCTATGCGCAGAACCCGGGCAACGTGATCGGCACCACCGACTACGGCCACGGCACCACGCGCATGCAGCCCGGCATGATCGTCCACCGCCCGGACAACATGGCCGAGCGCCTGCGCGATGCGGTGAACCTCGTGCCCGAGGGGGTATTCAGCAAGGAAGACCGCACGAAGCACCTCAGCTATGTGACGAACCACACCGCTGACCGCGAGGGCTCCTTGAGCGAGCAGAATGGCCGGCTGTACGTGGTGCGCGGCGAACACCTTGCACCGGCCCAGGAAGTGCGCAAGTACGCGCTCAAGAGCGAGGCGGCCACGGCGGAGCGCGAGCGCGAGCTGCGTGCGCTGATCGACATGCGCCGCAAGTACGCCGCGCTGATCGAGGCAGAGCGCACCGGCGATGCCGATGACGCTCGCAACGGGCTGCGCGAGGCCTATGACGCCTTCGGCAAGGCCCACGGCGACTTGAGCGATAGCTTCGGCCTGGACTACCTGCGCAAGATTGACGACCCGTTCTACCCGGCGCTGGCCGCGCTGACGGTCAACGGCAAGCCCTCGGAAATCCTGAGCAAGAGCACGATCCGCGGCGCGCGTGGCATGGAGAACCCCACGCCGCAGGACGCCTATGTGCTGGCGCGCAACCGCTCTGTCGAGCCCACCCTGGCCGAGATTGCCGCGCTCGCTGGCAAGCCCGAAGCCGAGGTGCGCGCCGCCCTGGTGAAGTCGGGCGCGGTGTTTGAGGCCCCGAACGGCGACGTGGTGCCCTCCGACATCTACCTGTCGGGCAATGTGCGCCAGAAGTTGCGCGAAGCACAAGCGGCGCTGGCCGAAGGCGACAAGGCCATGGAGCGCAACGTGGCCGAGCTGAAGAAGGTCATCCCCGAGGATGTGCCGTACTTCAACATCGAGAGCCAGCTGGGCGCCACCTGGGTGCCGGCCCGGGCCTACGCCGAGTACGTGGCCCACATGCTCAACCGGCCCAGCACCAACGGCATCGAGGCCACCTTCCTCAACGGGCGCTGGAAGATTCGCCTGCCCGATGGCGCCAACCACTGGACCGAGGCCCGCACCGGCTTCGGCACGGGCGAGTACCCATTCAGCAAGCTGGTCAACGCCGCTTTCACCAACCAGACGGTGAAGATCCGCCGCAAGGACAGCGACGGCAACGAGTACGTGGACACCGAGGCCTCCGACGAAGCCAACGCCCGCATCGGCGACATCCGCGCCAAGTTCGGCGAGTGGCTGTGGTCCGACCCCGAGCGCCGCACGGCGCTGGAAGCGGAATACAACGAGTCGCGCAACGCCTACGCCACGCCGAAGTACGACGGGTCATTTCTCCACCTGGACGGCATGGCCCTGAGCCTGGGCCGTGGGCCGTTCAACCTCCGTCAGCACCAGGTCAACGCCATCTGGCGCGCGCTGGTCAACCGCCGTTCGCTCAACGCGCATGAAGTCGGCACCGGCAAGACCTTCACCATGGGCGGCATCGCCGTGGAGTCGCGTCGCTACGGCATTGCCAAGAAGCCCGTGCTGCTGGCCCACAACGCCAACAGTGCCAGCGTGGCCGCCGAAATCCAGATGATGTACCCGGCCGCCAAGGTGCTGTACATCGACAACCTGGACAAAGACAGCATCGCGGTGCGCATGCGCCAGATCGCCAACGACGACTGGGACACCATCGTCATGCCGCACTCGCTGATCGACCGGCTCAGCTTCCGCGAGGAAACGCTGATGGAGATGGCGCGCGAGGACATCCGCTCGCTGGAGGAAGAGGCCTATGCCGCAGCTGAGGAAGACGGCGTCGAGCTGACCGCCAAGATGATGGACGACGAGGACGAGCTGAAGAAGGTCCGTTCCATCACCGCCAAAGAGCTGGTCAAGGCGCGCAACAGGATCATCGAGACGATCAAGAAGCAGGCCATGCAGTCATCGCGTGAGGGCGCGATCCCGTTTGAAGACCTGGGCATCGACATGGTGCTGGTGGACGAGGCGCACGAATTCAAGAAGCCGCCCATCAGCACGCGCATGAACATGAAGGGCCTGAACACCCAGACCTCGAACCGCTCGATTGCGCTGCAGTTCATCACCCGCTACATCCGGGCCAACAACTTCGGCGGCAATGTCCACACCTTCACCGGCACGCCCATCACCAACACGCTGACGGAGATCTTCCACCAGATGCGCTACGTGATGGAGGACGAGATGAAGGCCGCAGGCGTGGAATCCTGGGACGGCTGGTTTGGCTCGTTCGCCAAGGAAGTGCAGGACGTGGAGCTGTCGGCGGCCGGCGAGTACGAGGCCATCAACCGTCTGGCCGGCTTCATCAACGTGCCCGAGCTGCGCCGCATGATCGGCCAGTACATGGACGTGGTGTTTGCCGAGGACATGCCGGAAATGCAGCCGCGCAAGGTCAATGGCAAAACTCTGACCAGCGCCGACCTGGCCGAAGCCGAGCGGGCCGAGTTGCTGAACGGCCGCACCGAGAACGCCACCGACCGCCCCTATAAGAAGGTGGTCAACGTCACCAGCGACCTGACCGACGAGCAAAGCCGTATCTTCTCGCAGCTGCAGGGCTACGCGCGCTCCTGGCGCAACATGAGCGGCAAAGCCCGCAAGGAGGCTATGTACGCGGGGGCGCCCGAGTCGCCCATCATCACCGAGGGGCTGGCCAACAAGGCGAGCTTCGACGTGCGCCTGATGGATGACGAAGCCTATGCTGGGCAGGAGGGCAGCGTGCCCGACTCGCCCGGCAGCAAGGCCTCCAAGGTGGTGGGCAACGTGCTGGAGATCTACAACTCCGACGACCGCGCCGCACAGGTGATCTTTGCCGAGCAGGGCTTTTCCACGTCCAAGGACAAGAGCATGGGGCGCGACCCCAGCGGCAAGAAGATCACGCGCCGCGCCAAGACCTTCTCCACTATGCGCGACATCGTTGAGCGCCTGGTGCAGGGCGGCATCCCGCGCGAGCAGATCGCCATCGTGGACGGCAGCACCAGCAAGGAAAAGCGCAAGGAGATTGCCAACGCCATGAACGCGCTCACCGTCCGCGTGGTGATCGGCTCCACCGACACCCTGGGCGTGGGCGTGAACATGCAGCGCAACCTGCGCGCCATGCACCACATGGACGCGCCCTACATGCCGGGCGAGCTGGAGCAGCGCAACGGGCGCGGCCTGCGGCAGGGTAACCAGTGGAATACGGTGCTCGAGTACCGCTACATGACCGACCGCCTGGACGGCCGCCGCTGGCAGATTCTGGCGATCAAGCAGCGGTTTATCACTGCCTTCATGAAGGCCAACAGCGACGCGCGCGTGATCGAGGGTGATGCGGCCAGCGACGAGGAAAGCGACATCGTCCAGTCGTTTTCGGAGGCCGCGGGTGATCCCCGCATCCTGATCCGGGCCAAGCTGCGCAAGAACGTCGAGGCCCTGCAGCGCGCCGAGCGCATGCACGGCAACGGCGTGGCCGACGCGCGCCGCAACATGCGCAACGCCGAAGAGGCCATCCAGTGGAACCGCGGCATGCTGCGCCAGATGCGGGCCAACGATCTACCGCAGCGCCTGCGCGCCATGATGCAGGCGCAGTCGGAGAATTTCACTGCGACGGTGCAGGGCCAGGCCTTCGACAACCGCAAGGACGCCGAGGACGCCATCGACAAGTTCCTGAAGACGGAAATGCGGATGGAGCAGTCCGGCGTGACGGTGGCCACCTACCGCGACCAGACCATTACCGCGCGCTGGCCGTCGCTGTCGAGCCAACCCGAGCTGGTGATGGAAGTGGGCGGGCAGGAATTCAGCAGCGGTGGTCTGCGGGGCCTGGAGCAGCAGGTGCGCAACTTCCCCGGCCGCATCGAGAAGGTGGAGGGTGTGATCGCCGAGCGCGAGGCCAGCATCGAGCGCCTGCAGCAAGTGAGCAAAGCGCCCTTTGCCCGCGCTGTGGACTTGGAGGCCGCGCAGAAGCGCCTTGAGGCCCTGGAGAAAGACATCGAGGTGAACCCGGTGCCGCCGCCCGCCTGGCTGCGCGCTGGCGCGCCCGTGGATTCCGAGGCCTTCCGCGCCGGCCGCCCGTTCGTGGTGACGGGTCACCGGTGGACCAAGGACGGCTGGTTTGTGCTGGGCCAGGACGCCAAGGGCGAGATGGCCATCCCCTTCACCGAGGTGATGGATGCACAGGGCATGCCGCTGTACGAGGCGCGCGAGTTCAACGCGCCCGAGGTGATCGAGAAGGACGGGAGCACCGCGCCGGCAGCCGGAGTCCCCGTTGCCGTGCCGGATGCCGCCGGCGCCGGCCAGGGCGCGGCCGACTTCCAGGGCGAGGCCAAGCGCCGCCCAGGCAGCGCACAGGACAAGGCCGTGATGCAGGCCATCGCCGATGGCAAGAGCGCCCGCGATGTGCTGCGCCTGGTCGCCGAGCAGTCCAAGGATCCATTCCTGCGCAAGGTGGCACGCCTGCTGCTGCGCGCCGGCATCACGCCCAATGTGCAGTTCGGCCACATTGGCAAGACCGTCAAGGGCACGCCGATCCATGGCCAGTACCGGGGCCGTAGCGACACCATCGCCATGGCGGGCAGCGCTGAGTACGCGGCCGAGCGCATCTTCATGCACGAAGCCATGCACGCGGCCACCATGCGCGCGCTGGCCAAGGGTGGGCTGCCCAAGATGCAGCTGCAAAAGCTGCTGGAGCATGTTCGCAAGCAGAAGGGCGCGGCGGGCTTCTACGGCACGACCAACGTGGACGAGTTCGTTGCCGAGGTGTTCACAAACCCGGATTTCCAGCGGGCCCTGCGCCAGATGACGGCGCCCAACGCCTCCACGCTCAAGACCGCCTGGGACTCCTTCCTGCGCACCCTTAAGCGAATCCTGGGCCTGAACGCCGATGCCACAGATGCGCTGTCCCAGGCGCTGGAGTTGGGAGTGGCGGCCATGCGCCAGGACATGGCGCTGCGCACGCAGGGAGTGCGAAGTGGCAAGAACGCAGATAGCGCCGAAGAATCCAGCGATTTGCAGCGGGCGCGTGTTTTGCAGGGCCAGCCTGTGGCTGTTCTGCGCTTGGAGGATGCTCCGGCCGGTGGCTTTGCCGATATTGAGCGCTGGGCTGCAGATTTGTTCGCCCGCCAAGGCGGGGGGGCGTTCAACCCAGAGATTGGAGAGGTGGTGCTTGATGCGCGCGCTGCCAAGAGCTCGCTGGCGCATGGCGGCGCAAACGCCGCAAAGAAGATTGCCTTTGCAGCCGTCAAGGATGTGATCGAGAAGGGAGCGCTGGTTTACCGGACGGCGGTGGGCAACAAAGACAGCTTCTATGTGTCTGCGCCAGTGCGATTGTCTGGCCGCGACAACATTGTGACGGTGTTGGTACGCCGGGACCACAACACGCAACGCATGTATTTGCATAGCGTGTCCACAAAAGAAAATCTCCTGAATCCGAGAGTATCCAGTGTTGATGCAGCCAAGGCGGCATCCGAACGGTCTGGCTCAACGAATTCAGGAGACGAAGCCAGTGTAGCAAACGAGGTGCAGCGCATCAAGGCAACGTCCGCCGAGGTGGCGCGTGAGCTCCATCGGTTGCTGACGCTGGATACCACTGGGGATGACGTGGCCAACTTCGGCGCCGACGACCTGGCGCGGCTGAAGACCAGTGCGCTCGATCAGATCAGCCAGTCCCTGTCCCACCCGGGCAAGGTGAGCTGGTGGGACAAGAGTTTCGGCACCATGCGCAATCTCGCCGAGCGCGTGCCGCAGTTCAAACCCGTCTTCGAGGCGGCCCAGCGCTTCATCGATGACGTGTCCATGCTCGCCAACGACGCGGCCGACTTCGCGCCGCGCCTGATGCCACGCGTCGAGACGCTGGCTGACCTGAAGAAGAAGCCCATCACCGCCGACGACAACAAGGCCGTGGCCAAGCCGCTTTTCGAGGGCACGCTGATGTGGGCGCGCGACGTGGACGGCACGCCCGTGACCACCGAAGCGCTGAATGCCAAGTACCGCAACGTGAGCGCCGACGAGAAGGCCCAGATCATGCTGCGCACCGGCAAGCTGGACGACCGCGTGTTGAAGATGTGGAAGGGCATGCCGCTGGAGTCTTTCGAGTCGGCTGTAAACAGCAGATTTGATAGCACGATTCTCAAGCCCGGTGTTGTCTGGAGTGGGAAAGAGCTGAAAGATTTGTTCAAGCTGAGCGACCAGCAGTTGAGCCTGTACCAGGAGGCGCGCGCCGCCATCGACCGCAGCATCGACGTGACAGCGCGCACCGACATGCTGCGCGTGCTGGGCGAGCAGTTCGCGGGCCTGCGCGACGTGGTGCTGGAGCAGCAGAACCTGAAGGACGCATTCACCCTGGTGGTGGACACGCTGCAGGACGAGGCCCGCGCCAACCCGGATATGGCCGACCGCCTGATGCAGATGAACAACGCCGTGGTGAATCGCTACGAAACCGCGTCCGAGCTGATGGCGAAGGGCTACGCGCCGCTGTCGCGCTTCGGCCGGTACACCGTGGACGTTGTGGACCAGGCTGGCGAGCGCCAGTTTTTCGGCATGTTCGAGAGCATGCGCGAAGCCAACCAGATGGCCATGAAGATGCGCGACGTGTTCAAGGGCGCGAACGTGACGCAGGGCACCATGAGCCAGCAGGCATTCAAGCTGTTCGCAGGCATCACCCCTGAGAGCCTGGAGCAGTTCGGTTCGATGCTGGGCCTGCAGGGCGACGGCAACGATGCCAAGGACAAGGCTTTCCAGGCCTACCTGCAGCTGGCGAAGAACAACCACAGCGCCCTGAAGCGCCTTATTCACCGCAAGGGCATCGACGGCTACAGCGAGGACGTGGGCCGCGTCCTGGCCAGTTTCGTCTACAGCAATGCCCGCCTGGGCTCTGGCGGATTGAATGCCGGCACCATGGAGCAAGCCGTCGAGGCGATCCCCAAGGAAATGGGCGAGCTGCGCGACGTTGCCATGGGCTTGCGCTCCTACATCCAGGACCCACAGGAGGAAGGCCAGGCCGTGCGGGGCATGCTGTTCGCCCAGTACCTGGGAGGATCTGTGGCCTCGGCCTTCGTCAACATGACTCAGCCTTTCCAGATCACCATGCCCTGGCTGTCTCAGTACGGCGGCATGCGCAAGGCGGCCGGCCAGATGGCACGCGCGCTGAAGGACATGGGCACCAAGGGGTTCAAGTACGAGGCGGATTTGGCGCGGGCGCTGCAGCTGGCCGAGGATGACGGCACGGTGAGCCCGCAGGAAATCCACCAGCTGATGGCGCAGGCCCGGGGCACCGGCTCGCTGCGCACGGGCGACGGCACCAAGCTGGGCGACGCGCGCGCCGCGGCATCCAACAACTGGGAGCGCGTCAAGGTGGCCTGGGGCCAGCCGTTCGCCCTGGCCGAGCAGTTCAACCGCCGCAGCACGTTCATTGCCTCCTACCGGATCGCCAAGGACCAGGGCATCGCGGACCCGGGCCAGTTCGCCCGCAAGGCCGTGCTCGAAACCCAGTTTCTCTACTCGAAGGCCAACAAGATGCGCTTCGGGCGCGGCGCAGTGGGGGGCACCCTCATGACGTTCCGGACCTACAGCGTCTCCTACCTTGAGCTGATGAACCGGATGTGGAACCAGGGCGAGGCCGGCAGCCCAGAGCGTGCGGCCGGCCGCCGCGCGGTGGGCTGGGCCGTGGCCATGCTGCTGCTGATGGGGGGAGCTGGGGGCCTGCCGTTCGTTGAGGACATCGAGGACTTGATCGACGGCGCCGGACAGTTGATGGGCTACAACCTGAGCAGCAAGCAGGTGCGCAAGGAGTTCCTGGCCAGCGTGGTGGGCAAGGAGCTGGCGGACTTCGCCGAGCAGGGCGTTTCCGGCCTGCCGGGCGCGCCTATCGACGTGTCGGGCCGCCTTGGCATGGGCAACCTGATCCCCGGTACCGGCCTGTTCATGAACAAGCAGAACCGCGAGCGCGATCTTCTTGAGATTGCCGGCCCGGCCGGCGACCTGGTGGCACGCGGTTTCACCGGGGCGCGCAAGGCCCTGACGGGCGACGTTGCTGGCGCTGCCATGGAGTTCTCGCCCACCGCCGTGCGCAATGCCGCCAAGGGCATCGACATGGCCACCAGCGGCATCTACAAGGACACGAAGGGCTACAAGGTCATCGACGTGTCGCTGGCAGAGGCCGCCAGCAAGTTCATCGGCTTCCAGCCGAAGAACGTGGCCGAGGTCCAGGAGGCGAACAGCTTCATGCAGCGCACCAAGTCGTTCTACACGGCGACCAGCAGCGACATCAAGGCGCAGTGGGCACAGGCGCTGTTTGAAAAGGACGACGCGGCGCTGCAGCGCGTGCGCGACCGGCTGTCCGCCTGGAACCGCGACAACCCCGAACAGCCGATCAAGGTGAGCATCCCCGACATCATGAAGCGCGTGCGCCAGATGGGTAAGGACAAGGCTGACCGGATCGCCGACACGTCGCCCAAGGCACTGCGTGCGCAGATGCGGGAGATGGCGCAGGAAGCGAGCCGCTGACCCGGTATAGGGTTGGGCGATAAGGGCATGCCTCGGAACACTCCGGGGCATGAAACCCGAAACCCTTGACTCCATCGGCACCACTGGCATGAAAGTGTCAGTGCTTGGCGCCGGCACAGCGGGGGCCGGTCTGTGGACCGCCAGTGAAGTGGCTGCCATCGTCGGCGCGCTGGTGGCCATTGCTGGCCTCATCATCACCTGGTACTACAAGCGCAAGGCCAACCGGCGCTTGGAAGCCGAGCACCTGCTGCGCCAGCAGGAGCGCCAAATGCGCATGGACCTGATGCGCGCCACTGGCCAGCCGCACACGGCATGCGAAACGCGCACGGACTTCGGCGCGCTGGAGCTGCAGGAATGAGCGGCCTACCCATGCCGCCCCGGCCCAGCATGCCGGCGAATCTGGTGCGCAAGGGCGCGATCCCGACCGTGCTGCTGGCTGCGCTCACGTCCCCTTTGGCCTTCAGCTCGTTGGAGCGCCTGGAGGGCAACGTCCTGCAGGTATACAGCGACAAGCTGGCCCGTGGCATTCCCACGTACTGCGCAGGCCGCACGGACTGGAGCGCGAAGCCCGGTACCAAGCTGACCAGCGACGAGTGCAAGGAGGTCAACAAGGCCACGCTGCTCGAGTACGGCTACGAGGTGCTGGGCTGCGTCAACTGGGACCACCTGACCGCGCAGCGCCTCATAGGCCTGACCATGTTTGCGGTGAACGTGGGCAAAGACGGCGCATGCGGCTCGCAGGCCGTGCGCCAGATCAACCTGGGCAACGTCGTGGCCGGCTGCAACCTGATCGCCAGCACACCGAGCGGCGCGCCGAATTGGTCCTTCGCCGATGGCGTGTACGTGCAGGGCCTGCAGAACCGCCGCCAAGCCGAGCGCGCGATGTGCCTGGAAGGTGCGTGACATGGTGGCGCTGATCGTCAACCACCTGCCGTGGCTGGTGCTCGCCTTGACCCTGTGCATGGCGCTCATGGGCTGGCGCCAGCACCCGAAGACCTGGGCCCTGGCCCTGGCGATCCAAGCGCTTTTTCTGCTGTGGATCCTGGCGGCGCAGGCCTGGGGCGTGCTGCCTCTGAATTGCGTCCTGGCGCTGATGTCCTGGCGCAACCACCGCAAGTGGGGTCGCCCATGGGCCTGAACACGATCACCCACGGCGCCGTGGCCGCGCTTGCTGCGCTGCTGGTCTGGTACTTCCAGGAGGCCCGGCTCGGCGCTGATCTGGCCGAGGCCCGGCTGGAAACCACAACCCAGCAACTGGCCACCAGCACCGCACAGCGCGCAGCCGACGCCCGCGTGCGCCAGGCCGAGAAGGCCATGACCACCAAATACCAAGGAGCCCTCAATGCCGCCCGTGACCGCGAGGCGCTGCTGCGCCGTGATCGTGACCACCTTCTCGCTGTTGCTGACAGCCTGCGCGAGCAATCCGCAGATGCCGCCCGGCGACTTGCCAGCGCTCCCCCCGCTGCCGTCCTTGAGTACGCCACTGCCGTCAACGCCGTATACGACGACTGCCGCGCGGCGTATGGCGACTTGGCAGCAAAGGCTGCAGGGCACGCAGCTGATGTCCAAACCTATCGGGACGCCTGGCCCGTGACCTCATCAACCAAACGCAAGGATGCACTGTGAACCATCACACCCAAGCAACTGAATTCCACTTCACCATCGGCATTACCGTGCGCGGTGTCGGCGAAAGCGAACCTGTGCAGGCATACGTGGTCGATGCCGTGCATGAGCTGGCGCACTCGCGCCTGTTCCTGTCTGGTCGCATCGGGGCAGGGGTGGTCTCCAAGCACGACAACGACCACGGCCGTGTCGTGACCACCACCACCGTGACCCGTGAACGGCGCCCGGCGAGCGGGAGCTCGCTGCCACCGCATCAGCAGCGCGTGCTGGACGAGAAGATGGAGCGCGATCAGGAAATCACCCGCCTGGACACGTTCATCCGCGAGAACGCCGTATTCCCCACACTGCCTGCAGACGAGCAGGCCCGCCTGCGCCGCCAGCTGGACGTTATGCACGAACTGTCCACGATCCTGGGCGAGCGCATCGCCAATTTCTGAGCCGTTCGGCCCGCACCGGCCGGCTGCCGGACATCGGAGAATCCCGTGAAATTCACCTTCAACACTACCCCCAAGATGATCGCCACTGCCTTCGCGGTGCTGGCCGCCGTGCTGACGCTGGGCGCCTACAAGGTCGGAGCGGCCCCGAGCGGCGCCGCGTTGCCGGTCTTCGTCGGCGTCTGCGCCTTCGCGGTTTTGCTGTTCTGCGCCACGCAGATCAACCTGGCGTTCCAGGTGCCTGGCCAGCCGGCGTCGCCCGAGCCGCGCGAGTGCACCCACCGTCAGGAGCTGGAGCTGGCCATGGCACGCGGCATGGGTGCATTGGTAGCCAATCCCAGCTACGCGGGCAAACATGTGGGCGAAAACATCCGAGATGCGCTGGACGCGATGCTGGTGCAGGCGGCCCCTGCGTCATTGGCCGAGCAGCGATGGGGAATGAGCGCATACCGCGCTGATCCGAAGCACCCGCTGGGCTGCATGGATGCGAAAGGCCTGGTGCCAACCGCAGGCGTGGACATCTCCGTCGAGGATGAAATCCAGGCCAAGGGCCTGACGGCCCCGCGCGTGACGCCGCAGGACGTCGAGGACGAAATCATGAGCATCCACTTCTTTACGGCCGAGCAGGGCGCTCGTCACCAGGATGCCGTGAATCCGCTCGACCATGGCGACGTGCCGAGCACCCTGGGCCTGCTGACCTTCTGCGTGCTGCGCCTACGCAACGGCTTCACCGTGACCGGCGAGTCGGCCTGCGCGTCGCCCGAAAACTTCGACGCCGACATCGGCCGCCGTATCGCGCGTGAGAACGCTGTGGAGAAAATCTGGCCGCTGCTGGGCTTCCGGCTGCGCGACAAGCTTGCGACCCAAATCTGACCGCTGGAGGTTCGTATTGGTCTGTTGCATTATGTTGCAAACATCCCGCGATCTGTGGTATCTCTACGCCGAATTGCCTCAGATTGCCAGCCGTGGTTTGAAGGAAATGACCAATTCACACCGGACTCACACAAACCTCTTGAGAGCCGCATGAAATAAGGGTCGGACGCGGGTTCAATTCCCGCCAGCTCCACCATCCAAGACACCGCCACACACTGATGACCTCAGCGTGTGGCGGTTTTTTTTGCCTTCAAGTGTCCTGCGGTGTCGTCGGAATCGCGCGGATTTCGCACGGGCTGCGGGAGCGGGCTCGGCAAGGAGGCTGGCCCAGGGTTGATTCAGCTGCTGCCCATGTCGGGCATGGGCTGTTGCGACAGTTCCTGGATCAGCGTGAGGCGGAAATGCGCCAGGGCCTTGGCGCCGTGCTGTATGTGGTGCAGGTCTGCCACCCCGCCGATGCCCGAGACCAACAGCTCTGGTTTGTTGGACAGGATGACTTCTATGAAGTGGTCAGCCAGTTCTGCTGCCAACAGGGTTTCTGTGCTCTGTTTGCTCAT